AGCGGCGGCAAATCGTAGCCGGTGTCTTCATATCCAAGGTCTGACGGCTTAGTGATAAAAAGCGCCCAAGTCGATACCCACAGCCAAAACTCATCTTCCTTGTGCGGGTAAAGCGTTAGGTTGTTCGCCTTAGTTGAATCGCGCTGGAAGAATCGCGTGAGGGCCTGTCCGGTGTCCATCACTTCAAGAAAGCCAGCATAATGGATGAGTTCTTTATACTTGTTCGGGCTGGGCGTTGCGGTGCATACGAGCTTATAGGGAACGCCTTCGAACTTGTCCAAAAATGTCTGATACGTTTTACTTCCGAAACTACGAAGGACAGAAGCTTCATCGAGCGATGTGGCCGTGAAGTGCGTCGGGTCGATATTCCCGTCACGCACGCGCTCATAGTTAGTAAGCAATATCGTTCCGGAAGCAAGCCGTACCTCTTCCATATTGCGAACGTATTCCGGGGATTCAATGCCGAGTAGTTCAACTGCATCCCTGACGAATTCTTGTTTCACGCCGAGTGGCAGGACGATCAACGCCTTTCCACCCATACACTCAGTGACGATCCGGCAAAATTCAAGCTGTTGGAGCGTCTTGCCAAGTCCGAATGCCGCGAAGATCGCTCTCCTTCCGCCACGTACCGCCCAGACAACCGCATCGCGTTGGTGGGGCTTTAGGATCGGATTGACTTGCTCAGGTGCAATGACGAACCCCGATTCGGAAGCAATTTGTATTTTCGATTTGAGAAATTTTAAGTAATCCAATAGATGTCCTCCTTCCTATTACCTGCTGCCGGCTGATCCGTCCGCGAAATTCATCCGCATCTTCAACCGTAAACCATGAAGAGTCTCTGTCATTGTGACAAGCTCATTCCGCCACTTCTGCATCCGACCATATGATTCAGCCTCCATTTGCCGAACACTCGTGATGGCTAGTTCTGCATTTTCCTTCTTTGGCTTGTCTGCCGCGATGTAAGCCTTGGCGTATTCGGTGTCCCGATGAACGTGCCACCTTTTATATAGACGGTCACATTCGGAGGACAAGTCACCAACCAGGACAAGGCATTTCGTAAGCAGTTCGATTTTCTGGAGAAGAGCCGCCGGATTATCTTCCGAAAGGTTTTCGGATAGTTCCTTGTAACGAGCGATTTCAGCAATATAGGAGTCAATGTCTAATTGGTTCGACAACTGCCCCCAGCTCCTCAATAAACCGACTTGGTTCATATTCCTCTGTCTTGCCCCAGCTCGATGATGTCCGGGTAGAAGAGATGATCAGGTTGTCCTTTGCCCGCGTTACGGCCACATAAGCAAGCCGTCGTTCCTCTTCCATGTCCCGCGTATTTCTGCTTGGGAAGATCCCTTCATTCATACCGATCAAGAAGACGGTAGGGAATTCCAAGCCCTTGCTTCCGTGAATCGTCATGAGTTTTACAGCGTCTCGATCCTCGATCAGCTTTTCTTGGATATCTCGAATGGCCAGCCATCGGAGGAACGTTTGAACGTCTACGTCCTCCCCAATCTTTTGCTGTCGTTCCATCCAGTAGGAGATGTACCGTTCTACCTCTTCCAAGTCTTGAATCCTGTTGTGCAGGCTGCGTGCGGTGTACCAATTTCGAAGATCGAGTAATTCGATGAGCCGTGATAATGAGCTAAGTACGGTTTCTTGTTGAAGCACAATCTCCGCGATCGTACTGAAATGATATTGCTGGAAAGAGAAGTCCTCGCTATATGTCATAGCCTCCATCAACGAAGTAGATTGATCGGTAGCGATCTGCTCCAAACGTTTAATCTGCATATCTGTGAAGTGTTGTTCCGGGAAATTCATCGATCGCTTGAAGTTCTTCTCATCCCTCGGGTTAAATATGCTGATCAAATGGGAGAGGAGATACCGGATGTCATGCTTCTTTAACGGATCGTCCGCACTGCTTAGAATCGTGCAAGGGATTCCTTTCGCCCGCAGTTTGTGATAAACGAATTCGATCTGTGCATTTGTCCGGGCAAGTACCGCATAGTCAGAAAATCTTTCTCCGAGCGCCTTTTGTTCGATCAGGCCGGAAATGATGTTGGCTTCCGACTCCGGATCCGTCAGAACGAACATATCAAGCGGGTTTCCGTCTTTATTGGCGATCAGTTTCTTTTCCGTCTGGTTAACGTTTTTCTTGATCAGCCTGTTGGCCGCTTCGATAATAGGCATTGTCGATCGGTAATTCTGTTCAAGTTTGATCGTTTCAGTTCCGGAGAACTCTTTCGGAAACTCCAAGATGTTTTCCACTCTCGCCCCACGCCAACCGTATATCGCCTGAAAATCGTCTCCGATCACGAATAGATTTTCCGGATTCAGCAACGAAATGAATTGCAGTTGTTCCCTGTCTGTGTCTTGGAACTCATCGACAAAAACATATTTCCATTGCCGCCGGTAGAAGTCCGCAACGTCTGGATGACGGACGAACAACTCATTGACCTTGCGAATCAAATGATCCAAATCGACCGCATTGTATCTTTTAAGCTGCCAGCCGTACTCCCGCAACACGGACGCTTCCGGCTCTCTTGGATTTGCCCTTACCATCTGCTCAATAACCTTGCTGACTGATGTTCGACCGGACAAGCCATGAACGGTTAAAATCGACTTGATGATCTCTTCCCGGTCTTCTTGGTCGTATATCGTGAATTGCTTGTCCAACCCCAGCCGTTGCCCCCACTCTTTCAAGATGCGGACGGCCAGAGAATGGAACGTACTGCATGTTAATTTCTTCGTTTCCTTCTCCCCGATCAGATGGCCGAGGCGATCTTTCATTTCCTTTGCCGCTGCCCGAGTAAAGGTGATGGCGACGATACTTGATGTTCCAACGCGGCAATTAAGGTTCAGATGAGCCAGGCGATGGGTAAGGGTCCGGGTTTTACCCGTCCCCGCCCCAGCCAGCATAAGAATTCGTTTTGATTCGGAAATGACGGCTTGCGCTTGTTCGTCATTTAATCCAGTTGTCAGATCAAGCAACTGGTTCCGCCTCCTTCGGAGACAGGTTCCATACCTTCCATCCGTCAACGTCGACTTCATCAACCACGCCGGCAATAAGGATGTTGTCCAGTTTGTGTGCCAATCCGTTCAGACCGTTCAGCAATCCCCGGAAATTCTTATTGTCCAAGTTCTCGATGTTGTCTAAGGCCAGAACCTTCAGAGGCGGGTTTGCACGTTCCAGCAGCGTGACAAGGAACGCCGATAGGAACATCAACTGCTCTCCGGTAGACAGAACGTCGAAGTTTGTTTCATAACCGTTCTTCACCCATCCGAATTGGAACACTTCCTTCCCCGTTTCGGACTGTGTTGAGAAGAATGCTGGATACTCGATTCCCATCAACCGCAGATTTTCGTTGATCGACCGTTCGACCGGACCAAGAATGCCCTTGACCAGCTCTCCTTGGATTCCCTTGGGTCCGAGCGCTGCAGACAGGTTCTTGCAGGCTGTATGGTAGTATTGCGCCTTGCTGGCAGATATCATGGCGGTTTGAGCATTGGAGAGCGTGATCTTTGCCTTCTCCTTTTCATCAACAATGCGCTCCAACTCTGCGATTTGATTCTCCAACGCGGCATGCTGCGGCTCCAAAATTTCGAGTGGAGCAAATGACGGCGGCTTCTCACCAGTTAGCCGCGTCAATTCTTCATGGAGTACGTTTACTTTGCTTTGCGCTTCCTGCTTGGATTTCAACTCAGATTGCTCTTCCCGGCGGATGGAGTCGATTTCCGATCTGAACCGTTCGTTCGCCTTGGCTTCATCCAAGAACGCTTGATGCAGTGACCGTTTGGAAGCTTCAAGTGTGTCCATCTGGTTACCGATATCCTTGATTTCTTTTTCCAAGCCTTCGATGAGGCCCGTTAATTCGTCGATCTGCTGCTGGAGCGCCGGTCCTTTCTCACCGACAAATCCAGTAAACTTCGAAAAGTCCTTATCACAAGATATTTGATGATGGAGAACGCAAACCCCCGCGCCTTTGTCCTGAATATTTTTCAGAACCGTATTCATGGTATAAAGCTCGCGTTCAAGAAGAGATAGTCGTCCGTTGGTATCGTTCAATTCCTTCGACTTCGATGCCCGTCGATTTCGAAGGGCATCGATTTCCATCTGGATACTTTCGGACTCAGCGCCGATATCGGTTTGCTTGATCTTGGCTTGCAGCGCTGCTATTTCAGCTTCATAATCGCGTGTGGTCTCCGCGTTGATGATCGTTTGCAATTTCTCGATTTCTTCTCGAAGGAAAGAGATCCGGCGTTGCTTCTCGTCCCACTGACGTTTGATCTCCCGCCCAGCAGTGATCTGGCCGTGTATGTCGGTGTACTGACTGCGGATTGATTGCAATTCGGCTTTCTTTGCAACGATGTCCCGATCCGTTTCTTCAAGTTGATTCTTCATTTCCGCCAACTCACGGACAGCGCCTGTTGCATCGGATTGTTTCTTGTTCCAAAACTGCTGCCGGCTCGTGATCCATGAGAGCATTGATTGAAGCCCTGCCGATAGGTCATAATCGGCAGGCCATTCGGCAAGCGCTTCATTGATTAATTCTTGCGTGGTTTCATAAAGGTCCGGGCTGGTTTCCTTTAATCCGGGTGTAAGGAGTTTTTGGATAAGATGCGCGGTTACTTTGGGCTTGTCCCATTCATCATTAGAAATTGGAGACAGCCCGTAGATGAATTCCCGCCGCTTGGCATCGGACAGGTTGAGGAATTCTTGAAAATCGAACACTACCGGGAAGTTGCCGATTTCGGAAGTTACCCGCGCATTCATTTGAGTGGGATTTTTCTCTCCTTTGTTTGGAGAGACAGCGAGTGATTCTGTGTACTTTACTTCTTTGCTGCCGTCACCTTTAAGCTTTTCCGACCGGATGATAGAACGATCGAATGAGAAGTTGTCCAATTTCAATCCAGCCGTCATTTCATCACCGGAGCTGAGTTTGAATGTATCGGACATGTTCCTTCCCTTGCCGGGAATATACCCAAGCATTGCTAATTGGACGGCCTGCAACCTGGTTGATTTGCCCGCGCCGTTCGGTCCAATAAAGATATCGCGGCCGGTAAGATGTTGATCGAACGAGTTCCCTTTGATTTGTTTTACGCGAATTGATTTGATCATTAAAATCGTGGTCCTCCTTCATAAGATAAGAGACTTACTTCCTCATCGTTCTGTGTATCCACAAGCGTGTTGACAACGTTCGCACCTTCAATGGTTCCTGTTTCTCGCAATTCTCGGGTAGCAGCATCAAAATTGATCTCGGACAAGTCCAATTGATAATTGGCGACAAGTACGTTAGCAATACCCAAGCCGTTTTGAACTTTAATCTTTGCTGGAGGCATGCATGGATGCTTTTTAATAGAAGATTTCCAAGCCAGCGTCATTGCTTCACGTTCGCCGTAATTCTTTCGCCGGATGAAGTTCGTAACGATCGGAATAATGTCGGCATGATCTGTCTTGGCATAGACACCCATTTCTCCATGGAACGCCTCGAAATATCCGGATCTCCGTTCCTCATCAGACAACTGATCAATCGTGCAGATGCGACCAGCGTCCCTATTTGAGTTAATGGCGTGGTTCAATTCCATGACGAACAGCAGCCGGATATCATGCATCACAGTGGCGGCGCTGACATATGGTCTGCCGTCCGCTCCCTTGCTGACCGTTACGTGGTAAGCCCAGATTCTCTGCGGCGAGTTCGTTTTTTCTTCGTATTCGATATATGGATTTCCGACTTCCCGGCCATCCGGGAGGATCATGGTTTTTTGTTCGATGCTCCGGATTCCAGCGACCAAGTTGATTGCGCGGTACCCTTCAGCGCCGATGATCCATTCGCCATCTTCCGCCTGAAAAAGATGCCCCTCGGTATGCGTTAGGCGGACGGTTCCGACGACCTGATCCGCTCGGGCAAATAATTGTCCATGCTGGACGTTTGCCGGTATCCATTCGCTCGGGTCCAGTAATTCAACCATCTGCATTTCCATTCACTTTCGCTCCAATTCGTGTTAAAATTGGGCATATCGGACCGTCAAGAACGATATGCTTATTCCTGAAAAGTCTGCTCCCCAGCAGGCTTTTCTTCATTTCCGAGATACTTTTCGGAAAGTTCGCGTCCCGCCTCTTCGTGGAACTCACGTTTTGCCGCCTTCATCTTTTGCCGCAATACGAGCCATCTTTGTGCTTCGAGAAACTTACCTTCCGTTACCATCAGATAAGCAACAGTCCAGCAAGCGATTGAATACATTTCCATTTCGTTTCCGTCCAGTTCAATCGTGCCTTTTGCCTTTATCATCCGAACACCGCCCATACGATAAGGAGAAAAGCAGCAATCATAGGGAGTGCTAGGAACACAGCGGCGTAATCTTCAAGGTCGCCAGATTTAAGGAGATCAATCATTTCCCGCATCTTTACTCCCTCCGTTATCCTCTTGCGGTTCGTTCGGAAATCTACCCTTGATGTTTTTGGCGTAAAAACTACCGATTGACGGCGCGGACATCATTTCCTCGTAAGTTTCAACTGGGACACCGTAATACGGATATACCGTCTCTTTCCCTTTGAATCGGATGAACAGAATGTTCTGGATCACGTCATACCCTACGGAAGCGATATTGGATGATACAACCGGTGTGAGTTCCATCAGATGTAATCCTCCGGATCAAACGTTTCAATGAACATCAAGGCCGCCACATAATCCATGCGCTTAATATGAATGTACTTGCTGGTCCCGAAGCGCTTTTTCAATTTGCTCCAGATCATCCGGCGATATTTTCCGACAGCGATTTTGAACTTCTCATCATCTTCTTTGTGCCGAAACTTGGCAATTTCAATGGATCGATCGACGACGGCTTTGTATACATCGTCCACTTCACTCGGCAACAGCCGGTTCGTATCGCGAAATTCCTTTTCGAATTGAGAGATTTCATTGCGAGTGTCGTGGACATCTTTCGCGAGAACTACAACCTCTTCTCTTACCGCCTTGGTCTCGTTGCTGACGGCGACGACCTGCTCAAGCATTGCCTTCATCGCGGAAAGTTGATCTTCCGAATTCTGGATCGACTTCTGAACAAACTCGATAACGTTTGATTCCTTCATACCTACGCCTCCACAATATTGATTTTGGAATTCAGAACGACGCGTAACGTAGTACAGAATTCTTCGAGGGCGACAATACTTTTTTCAAAATCTTGTTTCATTATTGGATTTGTTGCGATAGCGCCTTGCAGAAAAATTGTCGGGGCAGCATCTTCGAGAAATTGTTTGATCTTGATCTGCATGTCGTAAATGCTGACTCTGCCCTCGATTTGCATCTTTTTCTCTTTGAATTCAAGGTCGCTTAGTTCTTTGTGCCTTTGCTCCAACTCTTTCCGTTCATCCCGCATTTTGCGAATGTAGCCTTTTAATTCGTCGATTTCATCCTTAACTTTTTGAGGGATGATCTCTTTTACTTCCGGCTTTCGCGATTCAAGTTCACGGATTTGCCGGTCCTTCTCGCGGAGTTCTCGTTGCTTTTCGATCTCCATTTGTTCTTGATATTGCTCAAGGCGATAAGAAATAGCTTCTTCCAATTGATCCGCAGGGATCGCACCTTTGAGCTGCTTTTCAAGTCGCCGCCGTTCCGCGTCGATCTTTTCCGCTCGCTCTTCGGCTTCCCGTAATTCAGCCTTTACTTCCCGTAACTCGCGAACGGTCATTTCATCAACTGTTTTCGTTTCACCGGTTGATGGAACAATGTGGGGCTTCTCGACGAAATCAGCACGGTCAACAGATTGGGGAAGTGAAAGCATTTCGAATATCTTCCCGGTAGGCAAACGTTCCGACGTCTGAACATTTGAAAACTGCTCAAAAGCTTGAATCATGTTCCATGCTGCCGTCTTTCCGATGTCAACCGAGCCAAGCCACGCTTCCCATTGCCCATGTGCTAAATCGTTGTCTCGGACATGTTTTAGTCGCTTTCCTATTTCAAAAACAGACTGGCCGGCGATTTGCTTGTATGTATTAATCTCAGTTGTGATTTGCGCCAAGTCATCGGATAAGGAAATTTCCGTAGTGCTCAATTGGATTCTCCTTTCTTTAGTTGTAAATTGGCCGGAACGGAATACCTTGCTTTGTAAGCAGCCGACGATCTCTCCGGGAAAGAATTTGTCCGTAATCCTCCAAGATCACAGACGACACATATGAAAGGTTTTTCGAAAACTGATTCTTGTGTTTGCGTTTCCGCTTTTTCTTCGCCCGAAGCGAATGCATTACAATGAATCGAGCGGCCTTGGAAGCTTCCTCGCGAGATTCTTTGATGGATGGTTCATTCGTGTTGGATTTAGCCGCTTGTCCAACAGATGAACGACGACGAAACAAATTGCTGATAAATGATTTGAATTTCCCCACGCTATCCTCTCCCTCTCAAATGATTCCATCTTCCAATCTCAATCGGTCAGCTATATCCGCGACGATCAAACCAATGGTGGGCTTAGTAGCGAATTGCCTTGTCATCTCACTGCCCGGGATGTATGCGAGATCAATTGCATGGCGAATGCAGCGCTCAACTCTTTTCGGCGTTGAATCAAACTCCATTGCAATTGCAGAATAAATCCTAGTCATTAATGCGTGAACGCAGCTAAAATCTTCATAGGCCAGAAGAATTGCTTTTCTGAGATAGACATAGCCGGAAACATTCTTAGGAATGCCTAATTTCTCAAGTTCAGTTGCGACTCGACTTGGAAGATTACCAGCCTGTTCGCCTTTGTTTGGAATGATTTGTTCAGTCATTTTTCTACTCCTTTCAACTTTTTGGTTGTTCAGATAGCCATTGTTCTAGAAAGCGTCGAGTTTCGCGAGCCGGGAAGTACCACTTACTGCCGACTTTAAATTTAGGAAATCTCGGGTCGAAGAAGAAAGCTTCCTGTAAAAAGTTCCAGCTCATGCAGGTTCGTTTCTTTAATTCGGAGGAGTCCCAAAAAACAAACTCCGCATCTGCCTCTTTAACAAGAGCGGAGATTGCTTCCTTACAGAGCTTTCGCACCTCAGATTCATCAACTTTCACACTCAACATATCGTTGTCTCCTTGAACCCTAGGTAGGGGTTTTACGGAATGGTGAAACGAATGTCTATTCGTCATTCTTTTCACTTTTCGACATTTTCAAGGTAAAAAAATTTTTCAAACGGTTGTTTGAAGACAGCCAACACGCCCGCAATAAATTGATTTCCCGGAGTACTATAACGATCATCTTTCGGGTTTAGCTTTGCTCTTGATACTTGGCTCGGTGAGAGCCCCATTCTGGCCGCCAAATCTGCGTCTGTTTTGATTTCCAAATCAATCTGCGCCTTCATCAGTTCCTTTGTGTTCAAGCGGATTACGGTTTTCTGCGTTTCATTTTTTTGCATTGATGATTCCCTCCTTTCATGCATGGCGCATATATATACGTTGGTTACATCTAAAATAGCACGCATATATATTCGTTTGCAATACTTGAGCGAATATAATTGCATCCATGCAATTTTTTGGGTATAATTTGTCTATAGTCAATGAAAAGGAGCATCTTTTAAAATGGTCGATATGTTGGTCGGAGAAAACTTCGGGGATTACTTCAGGAGATTAAGGAAGTCGAAGGGCTTCAAGTCGCAGAAAGATTTAGCGATTGCTTCAGAAGGAAGAGTGTCGCAAGCGACTTTGTCAAGGATTGAAGATAACCAGCAAAAACCTTTTCCTGAAACCCTAAAAATTCTTGCCGAAGCACTGAATGAGTCGTACGAAAAATTAATGATTGCTGCTGGATATATAGAGGGAAAAGTCACTACAAGCCGACCGCTAAGATTTAATTTGGATGGTGATATAGTAGAGATGACGGACGAGGAAGTCGTCGATGACACAATCGCCGAAAGAGAGTACAGCGTTAAAAAAGCGTTAGATGAAAAAATTAACGAAACGCGCGAAGATGAGTCGTTGACCAGTGGAGAAAAGTCAATAATTATAAATGAGTTGGATAAAGTTAAAGAGCATTATCGATACCCAAGCTTTGCCCAGTCTAGGGACATTAAAGATTTAAGCAAGTTCTTGGAACAGTCAGAGATAATGTTCGACGGAGTGCCGATGACCGATGAAGAGAAAGCCAGAGTACGTGGTTTTATGGAAGCTATGTTTTGGGATGCCAAACGGCAAAACAAGAGAAAAAAGTAACTTAAACGAGTTGTTTAGTCGAGGTTTCCATTTCGGGGGTACTCATGAACATCGATATTCGGGTTAAAAACTTAATTAAAAAACACAAGACGAACTGCCCATTCCAACTGGCAGATCGTCTTAACATCAACATTTGGTTTTTGGATCTCGGAGACAGTTGCCGAGGATACTACTTACGAACATTAAGAAGAAGGTACATTGCGATAAATTCGTCATTATCACATGATTGGCAGCGTTTTGTTTGCGCACATGAGTTGGGCCACGATCGACTTCACTCCGGAATGATGGGATATTACTTCATCGAGCAGCATACCTTGTTCAATCCAGGTAAATTTGAGCGACAAGCAAACACATTCGCGACAAAACTGATTCTTGGCCGCGAGTTGCCGTATGAAGACGAATCGCACGAAAATTATTGCCTTCGAAATGGTGTTCCGCTAGAGATGTCTAAATACTGTTAATCCTGGGGTGCATAGCCGGAGGGCTATTTCCTATACGCTCATGACAGAACGTATATTCTCTTATTGAAAGGGGTAGTAGGTTTGGCTTTTTATCGAAAGCGAGGAGAGAAGTGGGAATACCGTATCAGTTATATTGATCGTCGATCTGGAACACAAAAAGAGAAAACTAAAGGAGGGTTTAAAACAAAGAAAGAGGCGCAGATTGCTGCCTCTGCCGCTGAGCGAGACATTCATTATTATGGCTTCGCTGAAGACGGAAATGAATTGTTAGAAAGTTACTTCAGTAAGTGGCTAGAGACGTATAAGAGGCCATTTGTAAAGCCGATAACATATTCCGTTCAAGAACGAAACGTCAGGCTCAATATCATTCCTCGGTGGGGTAAATACCGCATGAAGGACTTAACACGAAATGAGTATCAGAAATGGATAAATGAACTACGCGAGAGTTACAGCGAGGGAACGGTTCGGCGAATCAACAGCATCATGAACTCGGCACTTAACGACGCCGTACACGAGTTCAATATTGTCCGGAATAATCCAATAGAACGAATCAAAATTCCCAAGGATGTCGAGAAAAAAGAAAAGGTCAGTTATTTTACTAGAGAACAGTTAGATAAATTTCTTGAGCACTTGAAAACGCCGCACAAAAATGCAAAGTACCAGCTCTCAAAGCAACCATATTGTTTGTTTACGCTATTAGCCCGAACTGGAATGCGGATCGGCGAAGCGCTCGCGTTAACATGGGACGATTTCGACGAAAAGGGGAAGTCACTTGCAGTCAATAAGACCCTTGTTTACCCGCTAAATTCTACACCATACGTTTCTACTCCGAAAACAAAAAACAGTGACCGGGTTATTGCTTTAGACGATGCAACAGTTAAATTGCTGAAAAGTCACCGAATTAATCAAAAAGAAGTCGTGTTGGCATACGATAATTACAAGCCATCCACAACTAACCTTGTTTTCCACCAACATGACGGTCGATGGTTGCGTACGAATGTCGTCCGGGACTTGTTTAAGGTGAAATGCAGACGAGCCGGTGTCCCAGTATTATCTCCGCACGCTCTCAGACATACTCATGCCGTGCACCTGCTAGAAGCAGGCGCAAATATAAAATACGTGTCCGAGCGACTTGGGCACGCAAGCGTGAAAGTCACAGCGGACACGTATCTTCATGTTACGAAGAAAATTGAAAATGATGCATTGGCTCTATATGAGCGGTATGTCCGTCTCTAAAAACCGGACAAAAAACGGACAAACGCCCATATCGAAGCCGATAACCATTGCTACACAAGCCTTAACCGATGCTGCCTTCCATCTCGAGCTTAATTAATAAAGGCGTTCATAACATTTCACACTGCCATCATTTTGTGGTTTTCCGTGGAATTCGGCAATCACCTTTTCTTTTCGCTTCATATTATATTTTACTGAACCGGACAAAAAACGGACAAGGTAAAGTCGGAAAAACGGAGGTGGCAATTAACTTCAGGTTGGTTTTTCATTAGGGATTGTTTCATTGTGTTTGTTGTATTTAACAGCCACGCGCACCATACCTGCGGGCATTGATATTTGTACACTCGCAGTTGACGTTATTTTTTTCTCCATTAAGACTGCCTTTGCAAATATTTCTTGGTACTGCCTTGGCACATCTTTGTCGATTGCGATTTCATGTTCCATCATGCATCCTCGCATCCTTTGATGTATAATGATGAAGAAAATTTGCTACTCCGAAAGGAGACAAATCGGTGGCTCCCTCTTTGCAGTTGGGGGAAAGCCGATTACCTGATTTGTGCAGACGTGCCGGTATTTCGCAATCTGAGCTTGCCAAACGGCTAGGTGTAACGCGCCAATTTATCTATAAGGTAAATAAGCGCGAACGAAACTTGACGCTTGCCCAAGGCATACATGCATCGATAATACTTAATTGCGACGTAAAGGACATCCATGTGCTAAATTGGGTAAATCGGTAGGGTGGGATTTTTCCGCTCGCCCCCTCTGCAAGGATTGTGACCCAATAGTATTACAATATGGGTAAGTACCATGATAATCCCGTTGTTTTGTCATACTCTGTCGAATCCTGTACCTGTTAGAAGGTAAAAATAATCCCTAGTCAATTTCATATGTATTTGGTCATATGATCTCTTTTTAACGTAACTGTAACTCGTTAGTGACAAAAAGGCTCCGAGCACTAAGCCCGGAGTCATTCCTTTTTAAAAGCCCGTCCAATATACTCACCAAATCTTACTCCGATCTCCGCCTTTACTACCTCCCGTACCATCCCGAAACGTTCCTCATATCCACGACATATGAAACGATTGTATATTACCTGATCCCTCTGTCCGTCCTCGATCACTTTTATATTGCGCTGCCGAAGTTCCTTTCTTACCTTGGCCAGATCGCTGCTAATCTCGTCCATCACGACGAGTACCGCTTTTGAATACAGCGCCTTTAGCGTATGAGAGCTTCGCTCGATCTGCTGCCGGTTGCGGTCAGCTATATCCAGCATCATCGGCAGCATAACCGCGTCCCGGATCATCACCAGTTCCTCTTTGGTTGGGACACGTGGATTTGTTCCGGATGTTTCAGGCATTTCGTGATTCATACTGCACGACCTACTGGAAGCGCGGAATATATGCGATCCGCGATCAATGTCCGGAATGATCGCTTGCTCCAGTCCAGCACACGGACTTTTCCGTTACGTACCGAGTAAACGGTTACTTTCCGCTGCGTAAACTGCCCCTTACTGTCCTGGTAAATGATCTCCGCGCTGCGTCCAACATACTTATCGATTTTGACCGGCATGGAAAACCGCCTCCTGGTGAGTTCTGGTTTCCACAGTATAAAACAGAACAAACGTTCTCGTCAATGCGAACAAAAAAGAGCAGTGTGAGTGATCGCTCCTGCTCTTTTTTGTTCTTCATTACCACGGTCCTGTGAAACTAACATAAAAAGCTATATATAATACTGATGTCAGACAGAATGTTGCGTCCCCGATTGATATCCATTTAACTAAGCGCCGGTTAAAAAAAGGGATGAAGCCTATTGTAAAACGTTGTATCAGGTACAAGAGACCGAATATTACAAGGAATGCGCTTGTGACGGATATGACATTCAATATCGCGTTCATCACACACCTCCTTGATTAAGTATACAATATTTTACCTTTCCGCTGAAGTGGTTCCTTCATTTTCATTGTCTTTATTTTCGGTTTCGGTTGCTTGAAGTAATGCTTTTAGCTCCTCGGGAGATTTAACTTCGAGTTGTTCTATATACTTTTGCATAATAAGACTTTTTTCTTTTCTTTCTTCGCGACGATCAAGAAAATCGCTTATATCTCGGATAATACTCCCGACTTCCAAGTCAATCCCGCCACCTACGATAGGGAATTTAATATGTGATTTGCCACCTGTTAGCCCCTCGAAAAGCAAGGCGATAGCAATGACGCTCGTTGCAATTCCAGCTAATTTAAATTTACCGCGGGAGTTAATATTAATCTGCGTTGCCAGTTCTGCGATATCTATTTTAAATCCATTGGAGTATTCGTTGAATTCACGAGCGAGTTGAAATATTTCGTGACCCAACTCAAAGAAAGCTGCGGCTGGGATCGCCTCTTCTTTTTCAACTTCAAGGATCAATTGAGCCCTGTCGCCATTTATGAAGAAACTATGATATAAACCTTCGATTTCGTCTGCGTAATCATTTGCCTCGCTAATTGTATGCTCGGCCCTTTGAACGAACTTGATTAGTTTCTTACCGAGATCAAGCTTTTCAACTTCATGCAGCCACCGAACACGCTTTCGTTTTATATACGGACACCCGACAATCTCTCCATCCTCATTCAATGTAGGTTGGGCCGTGTACGGGATCGTATCTTCAACTTCTCCAATACTGATTAAATGAGAGCTAGGACCGGTTATCAGGACGGTATCTCCTGCTTTAATTTGATTCGTGAATATTTTAAGCTGATTTGCAGCTCTACCTGGTCGTTGTGCCTCTGGATAATCTCGCTTAACTCGAAGTGAAAGATCATCAACCGAGAGTTCATTTATCTCGTCGAATGATATCAAATCCCAGTTGATTGCAATGTACCCGCCACTTCTGTAGTATCTGTAGTACTTTCCCCCATTGGTTCGAATAAGCCAGTATTGCTTGCCTTCATTAATATAAGGAATTGCGCTCAAGTCGTTCATCCCTTCTCTGAATCTCTTTAGGATCAGACGACATGAGAGTATTCTACTACAAAAGTCACATATTGGCGATACATGGTATTTGCTGTAACAAAAAAAGCCCGAGAGCCGAAGCCCCCGGGCGAATGAATTATGATACAGGCAACCCGCCGGCCTTACGCACCTCATTGGCCAGTCGGTGCAGCTCGTCCCGGTTCAGCGGCGTGCCATCCGCATTCCGGATGTCGAGCCTCCACGCCTCCTGCAGCACGTCCACCACTTTCTCTGCATCCTCTTTGAGCATCTTCGGTTTCACCTCCACCGGCTTAGTGTTCCACCAGCCTTCGTTGCCGTACGATTCGTTCAGATCAACGGGGTGGTCGGCTACGTTTACGCCGTTTTTATGTTGCCAGATATTTGCCTTGGCAGACTTCCTGCCCCTGCTCCAAGCGTACGTCTGCCAGATCCGGATGCCGGGGATGCGGCGAGCCATCTCTTCGACGACCGCATACGAGCCGTACACGCCGAGAGCGTAACCGGATATTTCAGCGCTGGCGTGCCGCAAATACCCCTCGATCACCTCGTAATGCACCGGCTGCGCGTCGAAGTCAACTGCAAAGTAGATGGCAGTGCCGTTCGGCTGGCCAATCAAGCGAGCCTCGTAAAATGCAGCTGCTCCATCATTTTCCCCCGCCGCCCCACCACCGAGAGGATTATTAGCGCCAGCCTCGAACACGCTGATGATCTGCATGCCGGCTGATGTGATCACTTCTGCCTCATCTCGCGTCAGGCGCTTCCATCCATATCGCTCTGGCACCAAATACCGGGCAGCAAACTTATGCCCGGCAGCGGCAAGCGCTGCGGCCGTCTTGGATGTCAGCGACGTAGCGCAATCAATTCCCTTTGCCATATTGATCACCAGTCCTTTTCGTCAGCCAGCGGAACGGTCTGGCCCGCCAGATCATGAGTGCAATCATTCAAAAATTGAATCTGCCCATCCGTCACGAAGCTATGGCAAACAGTTGGCGTGGAATCAAAAGGCTCTTCGCGCTTTGGGTTACCTGATGCGCGCCACGCATCGATCTCGGCCCATCCCTTTTCGGTGATCTTCGTACCTCTCACTAGAATGGACGGAGTAATTGTAGGCCTTTCCGTGTCACCGTTCCAAGTCCAGCGATCATTAATACCGTGAAGACTTCCGCAACCGGGACACTGGAATGCATGATGGAACGGGACTCCATCAAGCTTGATCATTTTTGCCATCTTTTCCACCGCCACCGTCCCGATTTTTGACGTAGCTGTATGCCCCTGATGCGGTCAGTCCGATCGTTGAGATAAGAATAATCTTGTCTCGGACTTCGGCAGGTACCAGGACGATCACGGCGGCCACAATAAGCGCGATAACTGAGCTGTGCTTTGCCGGTACACCGTAACCCTTTGCGACACCAACAAAAGCGGCCACAAGGGCCGCCAGTGTGAGAATATCTTGTTCCACGATTCATTCAGCCTCCTTTGCTTTTATACAGCAGTGCGATTGCGCCTACGACTATCGATCCGATAACGGTTGTGCCTGCCCAAAAAATAATCTTGTCGATACGGTCTAGCCGGTGATGAGCGGATTTTGCCTTGTCCAACGCTTCAGCAGCCATATCCTTCGCGTTGATTTGCATGTCCAATTTTGTTTCAACCCGCGTGAGTCTTTGCAAGATTTCCGTTTGTACGTCGTCCAACCCGCCTCACCTCCAATAAAATAGGCCCCACTTATGCGGAGCCCTTATTGCACATTATCGTCATTAAACAACAGCCTCACCTCCCAATCAGTTTGTCATCCATACATAATCGTTTTGTACTGCACCAAAATCCGTGCTGACCACTACAAATTGTAATTGTCCATTATTAATCTGGAAGTATCCTGTAGCCTGACGCGACCCATCGTCAAGCGTAGGCATTACTCCAAAAACATTTGTATCACTCATCTGTGTAGATGTGCCCAATCCTGCATATGCATCTCGCTTCAGCAATGTCCAGTTATTGATATTACTCGGGGAAGCGCTCGTCATGAATCCATCAATAGCGAAAGACAATGAGTTGAATGCAATCAATGATTGTACTTTATAATGGATATTAGACGTTGGAACATTAGCGATATTAATTACTGTTCCAATAGGTACGTTAAACGTTCCAGCCGAAGGTGTCCATCGACCAGATGCATTGCCCAATTTACCTTGCGATGAAGATATTGTACCTGTTGCTGATAGGTTTCCACTTGCTGAGATATTGCCCGCTGTTATCGCGCCAAACTGCGAATTCAAAGCATTGACGCGGAAGATATCCAAATTTCCAGCCGACGGCCCCGTAATATTAAGTTGATTAGGCATGCCGGGACTTGGAATATATAACATATATCCGCCGCCTGTATTTTGCCCACCGTTATTACCGAGGTACAATGTGCCAGCATTGTTTCCAAATCCAAATTTAGCCGTATGTAATGCAGATTGAGTTATATCGCCTTGAAAATTTGCTGAATTTGAAAACGTAGCAGTTCCAATTACATTTGTGGCACCTTGCAAATTTGTCGTTCCATCAGTTGTTAAACTACTCGTATTGTCGATATAAACAGAAGACGATGTGCTTACAGCAAGTTGCTTTCCGTTGTTGACTGCAAGTCCACCGCTAAATATCGCCGTGTCATTAAATTCAGTTCTTTCCTGAAACGAAGTAATATTGGTGAACGATGTCAGATTATTGACGGTTACAAGCCCATCGAATATCACACCGGCATTTGTGGAAAATATTGTCCCGCCATTGACATTCATTGCACCGTTTATATTAGTCATACCGGTTAGCGTTGAGTTGTTGAACATGGTTTCTTTTGATTCATTTGTAACATTTCCAAGTCCAACTTGTGCCTTTGTCACCGAATGAGGGTTGTCTGCTCTCGCAGTATGATTTCCGATTGTCGTATTTACAGAATTAGATAGACCATCAGCATATGATTTAGCATTATTTTCCGCTGTAGTCGCTTTAGTTTGCGATCCGGTCGTCGTTTCTTTAGCATTCCAGTTGGATTTTTCACTGTCTGCAACTAATCTATTGTTAGTATCTTGTGTTAAATCACTAGCGTTACGTGTTGTGATATCTGCAATGCTACTCACACTTTTATCAACCTTCGCCCAAGTGGTATTACCCCCGCCTTCTGCATATTTTTTAGCCAATGCGTACGCCAGTACGTCCACCCTCAGCACCCCCTACAATTCGTACCACGTTCCGTTGTATAGTTGATAAATCCTCTTACTGCCGTCCAGTTCTCGATACGTACTTCCATCGTTAAGCGTTGTGTGTGAGGCTAGCCACGCTGTCGTCTCGGCAGTTACTCCAATCCAATCATTAATGAGTTTTGATCCTGCCCAGTTGTATGAAACAACCTTCGCCACGACGCGCACCCCCAATATAATAATCCCCGCCTATGAAGAACCTCCTGTTTCTTCTGTCTTTTCTGGTTGTTTTGACTTTGCTTCGGCATCTTCAATTGTCTTTCCAAGCCATAACTCGATCTCTTTCAAGATGGCCATTTGATTCGGACCGTGGCAGATAGAGATTGCAATTACGATTTCCTTAATCTCTTCTACCGGCGTTTCAATATTAACGGTGAGTTCTAACAATCTTTTAATTGCTGCCATATGATCGAATTCCTCTCTAAATAAATTAGGACATCTCCTGTTTAAGGGAATGTCCGTTAAATCGCTTGTTCGACATTATATAATTTTAACAACCATTCCCGACCAAGCTGCGTAAATCTGCGATGATAAATGACTCTTCCGTTGTCCAATACTTCCTGTTTGATGTCCACATAACCACAATTGGCATATCTGCTGAATAGGAGCCAGGTATCATTCTGTTTGAATTGGACTTTCCGGCGCTCCAGATCGTTATTAAGAGCAATTGCCGACTTGAATCCAAGTTCCTTCGCAATCTCAGTTGCCGTATATGTTTTGTTGACGTGCATCAGGATTGCGTTTGTTCTTTCGGCTTCAATTCTAGCCGCTCGTTCTTCTTTGAGCTTTGTAAGTAGCTCAATTCCAAAATCGGGATTATTCAAAATCTTATCAATGACATTGTCGGTTGCGTATATACCGTGTTTGCGGATCGAAGGAAGAACCTCGCTTGTTACCCACCGTTTATACGCTTTAGCCTTGTCTTTTATATCTTTATTGTTGCCTTGCCGCGAAGCTCCGAAAACCAAACTATACAAGCCAGACTCGTTTGTAAACTTCTTATTCTGCTTTCTTCCAAGAGAATCTATGACCTCGTGGACCGCTAGGTCATCCTCATCAACGTGGTTTTTAATTGCATCATAAGGGTTTGAAAAAGATAGGGACGTCGCTGCCTCGGTTGTCCCGAACCACTCTACTCCGTCAACGACAACAATTGGCAATTCCCCAAAAATCTCATTTGTAAAAACTTGCATTTGTTCCATCGCTAAACACCGACCTTATTGGTTTATTTTTCGCCCTTAAATTCAATAAAACAGCGGAAGGGAAATGAGGACGGTGGCATTTCCTTTTCGGTTGGCCTACCTATCCGCTGAGCAAAACAAAAAGACGCTAGCTAATAGCCAGCGCCTAATGTTTTACAGTTATAGATTATCAGTTGTTTAATGCGATATTACTACGGATTAAGGTAAGGAAACTTTTCCTGACCTTATTTTTATTGCTGAACATATTTTAAACGAATTGTATTGCCAACTATGGCTGCGTTTATTCCTAAAACAGAAAGTTTGACGTATGCCGTACCGTCCAACATGAAGAGATTGGCACCTTGACTATTTGCCTGCTGCTGAGTAAGCTCAACTTTCTCTTTGCCTGGTAAACTGAAAGTGATGGAGTTCTCGTGAACATCAAGATAATTTTTGAAAATTCTCGCCTGAACAAAATCACGGCCGTCAACCTTAATTAACCTATAGGTCTCATTGTTTTGTTCATGGACCTCAAAATCGGTAGAGGTGAAATGATACTCGCCTTGCTGTAAAGCAGGTTGATTTCCAGACAGTCTCGCTTCTATTTTGACAAGCAGATCTATGATTTTTGCTAAAGATAAGAAGAAAACACCTGTGGGAACCGAGTAAAATAGCATCGGTGTTGCTGTCTGTTCATAGATAGCATAGACTACGCTCAAAACTATTAAAATTACACCAGTGATGCTCGCTGCAAAAGACAAATAGGCACCCCCTTATAGTCACTTATGGAGTTGTAGTTAATTGTGCTTCAAGTTGCTTGATTCTTTCCTTTAAATCTGCAATTTTTTGTTCATATTCTGCATTCGTTTGTCTTAGTTTTTCTTTTTGGGCCTCATCACTACTACGAGGATCGTTTATAACTGAATTATTCGCAAAAATATATGCTTGTAAGTCCTCTATTTGTTCATTGGTTCTAGCAAGTAAAAACTTAACATCATCAGGTGTAAGGTTTAATTCTTTTTGGGTAACTGGATCAACCATTGTAGTGATCACCACCGTCTTGTTTTCAAATGAAATTTGACTTCCTGTAGCATCAGAAAACGCTCTGTTGGGCGTGTAAGAAACACCATTTATTGATATTGCTTTAGTTTCAAGTTGCTTGCCGTTTACCACAACCGGATATTCTGTCTGAACTTTCTGACCTACCAAAGATGTGACTGCTCCGTATACAGGAAATGCCGATGCTACAAATATACCAATAAAGAACCCTATCGCATATTTACGCATTAATCTCCCTCATTCCCTAAATTTTTCCTACAGTATAGCACTTTTAGGGAGATTTAAGAAGTACATATACCATTATTGAATGTTTTCGCTGTAGTTGCAGGTCCACCACTTGATGTTGCAACGTATATAGTTCCGGTAAATCCACTAAACACATTAGCTTTTGAATCAAGAGCGGATTGAAGTGTTTGAACATCTCCGGAGCTGTATACCTGCGACCAATCGGGGACGGATACATAGAACCCTGGACCAGGATCCATGCTGATTCCCGTGTTGCCCTTCAAAACTAACCTCTTTAAAGCATTCATCTGAAGGTTGTCTGAAAATGGAAAGATTAGCCCAGCAAGAGATCCGTTCTGATAAAATTGCATACAAGGAGTTCCACTATAATTCGAATTTATTACCATGTAATCATTGGCATTCAAGTAAATTGACATAAGGTTCCCGCTTGGGTCTATTTCAACTCTAGGGTATGTGTTTAATGAAGTCGCAATATATGCACCTATCAAAGTACCACCAGTAATTGTTCCTGTTGCGAATATATTGCCTGAGAATACGCCGCCTGTTGCATTAATAATCCCTGTAAGATCAACATCAGTTGCTTTCAGGTGTCCGGACATATCAACTCTGAATGGCGCACTGGAAAAATTCTGATTTCCAAGATAGATGCCGTTGCTATCCATCTTGAAGACGTTATTACCTGTACCTACTTCGATTGTTACGAAATTGCCTAACTTACCGATAACCTTCTCTGCAATAACGCCACTGGCAGTAATAGCAGCGTCAGCAGTTGCGCCACCGTCTGTCGTGATGTAAATGCCTTCTGCTGACTCTACAACCATATGCTGCGGGTTAAGTTTGCTTCTTAAAACGATGCCGCGCTGGTCATAGATAACTTCAGTTTTTGAGTTGTTGATATCGTTTACGGCTTGAGCGGCGAAATTTTCAAAGTATGATGTTAATACCTTTCCACCGCTAATAATCCGATCAACAATATGCTTGGACTTATCCAAGTCTGCAATGATGTCTTCATAATCTCGAAGGAAGTAATTCGCCAGTGTTATATTCGGTTGCTTACCCGGATGGAACGGATACTCTGTAATCTCAATTACACGCGCCGAGATATCATTGATCTGCATTTCGCTGTCAAAGATTCGGATTGTATCTCCGAGGAATATTTCTGGTTCCTCGTTATCTATCTTATGCAGATCAGCGACATCAAGAGGAACGTCAATCGATGGCACTTCCTGCTCCCGCAACGCCTTTCTCGTGGCTTCCAAGAGTTCTAACGGATCCTCAATATCCGATTCAATGATTTCACCGTCAAAGTATGTGTTCGTTGTATTGGACCAGTATGCGGCATAAGGAGAGATCAAATAGTTTACTTTAATTATGCCGCCGACAATTGCTCCGGGAACTGCGTTCAGAAGCGCGTATTCTTCGCTTGTGAGGATCGATGCGGGTTGTCCTATCCAAGTCAGGCCGTCTTTCATCTGAGCAAACATGCGGGTAACAAGAGCACGAGAGCTGTCTTTAAAATTTACGTTGATGATGTTCTTTTTAATCCTTGCTTGGTATCCCCTGTCCATTCCGATCTGTTTTTTCAGGTGGATTACGAAGTTATCAGGTTCAACTTCACAACCATATTTCTCGACAACGAAATTAAGCGCCTGCAGGCAATTCCCCCGCCCGAAGTCTTTAATATCCTTCAGATCGAAAGTATCGTCAACCGAGAAGGTAAATTTACCGCCAGTAGCTGTAGATATCGAGTTGAGCAGCGTGACGATGTTTACACCATAGGCTTCTTCAATGTATGAGTCATAAGGGAATTTGAAATCGGCCAGTTTGAATATCACGTGCATGCAATCAAACTGAACCATTCGCTTTACGCCGTCACGTTTTCGAGATCGATCATTGATGACGTAATATTGTCCGCGTTCGTCCTTAATGTGACCTTTGATCTGAATGATATCGTAGTCATCGCTAGACATTGGTACGGTAAAAGATAAGTTGTAATCTGAATTAAGGCGACGATGACGTTCTACGTCTCCAGCATCACGCAATGCGCCTAATTGATTAAAGTTCTTATCATATACAAGAAGTCTTTTCAAAATGGATCCCCCTTTAATAAAGGTATTTGTCCCGGTATGTGATCCGGATTTGAACGGTTCGCCCTGTCGCCGAGTCAGTGTATGTGATTGTATTTTGTCCCGGATGAATATCGAAAAAATCTCCGGTATAGCCAATTGGTTGGCCATTTCTCATCACGCGAAGTTTTCCGGAATCGATTACTATTTTGTCTCCTGGAGCAAACGGATTATTGATAGCGATTGAATCAACATGAAATCTGCTTAAATTTCCTTGGAGACTTCCTTGACCGTTTAACGCGGCGAAAATCAGACGTTCCCGAATCATCTCCACATCCATCGTTGCGATGCCATTGAACTCTGCTGACATGAAAAATTCTCGAATGAGATCGGCAATTAGTTCGCCTTCACCGTTCATTTGAGCATTCATTGTTAAGTCCATCGTCAGCGATGCTATTAACTCAGATTTACCTTCAAGAATTGCAGAAAGCATAATATCAACTGAAAATGGTCGGCTGAATGGCATCCGATTTAATGCTGCGTTTCGGTTAAACAAGTTATCACCACCTTAAAAAAATAAGAGCCCCGATTGCTCGGAGCTTTGTTGCGTATAATCGTCCTCAAGCGAAATTAAAGAGCCTACCGTCTGGTAGACTCTTGGAAATCCTCTCTGCTAAAATAACAATTGGTCATGATTGTCATTTTGAGTAGAGAGGAGGTTGTTGCTCTTGCCAACAAAAACGGTTGAGATAAAGTGCCTAAACCCAAAATGCGGAAAGTGGTTTAAATCACCCATATTCATTGGGGATCTCGAATCATTTGATTCTTCAGCATTGGCCGGAAACAATGTTCAGTGTCCGCATTGCGGTAAAATGACTCCGTGCAATAAGGAAAACATGAGAATCAGAGCTGATGAGGGCGGATTTCGTGGCAAGGACACCTAAAAAGGTTTCCTGCTCCATCGAATCCCATCCTTCATGAACGCGAACCAAACACCGGCATTGTTCATCTTTTTTACCCACTCGATGGGGAATGTTTCATCCTCGCGACGAGCGACTTCGATCTCTTTTTCGATCTCTTGGTCTGTCATCTTTTGCCCCTCCATTTTACATGTTATTAATCCAAAGCGAAAGGGTGCCAATCGGCACCCTTTTTTTACAGTAATTTTCGTCTTACACCGTCGTACCTGTTGCATCCGCCCAAGTGCTCGGAGCGGTCTTGAGCCATATCGGTTTGCCTAGTGTCATATCAAAATACGGCGTCCCCACCGGTACACTCGTCGGTCTATTTGCTGTCGTACCACTAGCCAGAACGTTGCTAGCCGTCCATCCTGTATTTCCGGTCCCGGATTGCTTAACATAAAGAGTCGCGCCCACACTTCCGTTTGTTCGGATAAAGAGTGATCCCACTCCAGCTGTAACCACGCCTTCAGGGCTGTTAATGCCGCAATATACGTTGACGCCAGTACCGCCGAATTTTCCGAACAGGGAGTTAGATAGCGTGATACCCGAAAGCTCGATGACGAAATTATTGTAATTATCCCCAATCATTACGAGGTTATTGGATGCTCCAGCAATGTATATCCCGCGTTCTGATACATACGTATTTAACGAATCATTGATTCTCAGAAAAGTGTTGCCGTTGATCGTGCCGACATTATCGTTACCGAGAATAACTATTCCTGCTGCGTAGGTTAGTGTGCTGTCCTGTGGGTCTACGATCGTATTTCCCTCTGCAACAAAGCCCTGATTGTCATTGTTTATGACGATCGCACCGCCGCCATAGCATTGATAGAGATTATTCCCCTTGATGACCATGCCTATTGTATCGTAGGCATAAATTGCACCGGTTGTCGTGGTTTGCATGCCGCTTTGATAGAGGTTATTCCCTTCAATGATTGCACCCATGTTATATTCGGCGGTCTTTTCTCCGATGATTTGAATACCAAATCCACCACCAGAACCATACACCGTATTCCCAATCGCCTTGCATTCCTTAGCGGCGTGGTCAATGACTCCTGAAAGATGGCTGGAAGTAATAGAAATCCCGCGCCCGCAGTTACGGATCGTGTTGCGAATGAAAGCGATGTTCTCCCCGCCGTGCGTATCCAGTGCTTCATAGAGCGGTATGTCTTCAAGAAGCATATTAGATACGGTGCAATCTTTACTTCTTGGGTATGTTACGAGACTGTTTGTCAAAGATGTCCGGGTGAATGCGACACCATAACATTGTGTTGTTCCCGGTGCAACGTCCTTAATGTGGCCCCCATCGACGTTCACATTGGTTGCAGAAATACCCATAATTCCGGCATATCCAATATGCTCAATACGTGGACATCGAATGATTACGTTTTTGGCAAATTCAAGGTGAATCCCATAGAACCCAACATCATGAATATAGCAATCTTCGATGATTGCCGTATCCTTGTAACTGCTGGAGTCAGCGCCCTTCATCGCAATCCCGATTCCGGTTGATACGGCGCTTGCATTCCCCACACCTTGTAATTCAAGTCCATATATCTTCACGTTATTACCGAGAGACAATAGTGTTATATGAGCAGTGGTGTTAAAAATTCTTGCTCCGTATGCGAAAACCGTCGTGTTGTCCGGTATCACCAGCGTCGATCCAATCTGGTAGCTACCCGGCTGGATAAATAGAGTTTTCCCAGCGGCGGCAGTTGCGGCTGAAGTCAGTTGAGTAATAGTATCAGTAACTCCTGAAGGGTCAGCGTTATGCCCCTCAACCGCATTGACTGCTGTCACAGCTTCCGCCAAATGCGCAACAATCCTTGTCTCATGATCCTCAATGTTTCCTTTGAACGAGGCATGGTCGTATGCCGTGAAGTTCCTTGCGACCTTCGATCCAACACCCCAAGATTTGGCCACTCCTTCAAATCCGCGCGTAACACCGGTCAGATCATTTCCTGTCTTTCCTGTATACAGCACAGTCTCTGCTGTCTCATCGCTTCCGATAGTTGCGATATTAGGCGCTGCCGGAAGTTTGGATGCATCAACCAGTGAGATTGTCGTTTGAATATTATCGATAGCTGCGGAGAGCTCAGTTACCGGGCTATTTGCTAGCCCGATATACATAGTTTGCTGTGTCATGAGTTATCCTCCTTAGCTCAATGTGAGAACGAGTGAGTCTTGCAGAACACGAGGGCGGTCACCGGAAAGGATAGTCCTTGCCGATGCCCACGATCCGAAATAAAGAAGGTTTCCGCCGGTATCTGCGTCTCTGATTCCTACGTGAGTGACATTTCCCCAATCTGCTGTTGCGACCGGGAATACGATGTCAGCGCTGTTCTTGATTGTTTCTTTTCCTCCGACTACTACCGGTGCAGACAATGTGATAGCCTGGCGCGCATAAGAACCACCCGTAACCTCTGTACCTGTATCTGCTGCTGTTGGATCGGAAGTGTAGAGCGCAAGGTAAACGGTAGCTGGACGAGTGTACGCAATGTTACGGAAAACTTGGTTAAGCAGCGAAGTTGCGAGAAAATTACTAATGTTCATTTTTGGTCATCTCCTACTCAATTTGATATTCGTTTTGAATTGTTAATCCGTTGATTGTGGTAGAACCCGTATTCGTTAAAACAAAAATCGGACTAGCGTTTAAATCGCCGTCCGATTGGACTACTTCTATATGAGGATTATCAGTAAACGTTGTTTCAAGGATGCTCTCTGTGGAGCTCTCGGGGAATGGATCGTACATTTTCATCGGAAGCGAAAAGTTTCCATCAAAAATGATCTTCTCAATCGGGAGAGATCCGGCATACCGCATTCGATACTGCTTTCCGGGGAGATCACTATATGTGACAATTCGTTCTCCCCGTTTTGCATCGAACACTCTGGCCAATTGCCTAACCTTTGCGTGATAGTCTGTTGTCGGATCGTCAGCCATTAAAACACATTCATGGGTTACGATTCTGGCTCCATACTCTGACCCGAAATCCAGTTCCCCATTGTGACCGGCGATCTGAACTGTATAGTCTCTGGTATCAGGAAGGATTGGTATGTCCCTCCTGATGATCCCGATACCAAGAGACGAGAACGAAACTCCGTCTATCCATGCTTCAATCATGACCTTTGCTTCGCCCCCGTTCTTGATTGAAATCTCCTTACTACATTGTCGCGTTCATTCCAGAATGTCCTAGCATCAGCTTCATCTGCTATATTTACATTTCCAGTTGATACCGTGTAATAATGATTGTTCACGATGCTCTGATTAGATCCTGAAGCCATTGCAAATTGAGGCATGGAGAAACTTAGGCTTGGCATCTTGAAATTCAGCAACCGGAATAGGTTCCCTTGCTGTTGTTCATTCAAGTACATTTCCCCGCCATGAGCGACAACCGGCACGGCCTGTCCCTTCGATCCTTTTACGACGCCTCCATCAGCGAAATGTTGGATTCCGGAATAGTTGGTTTGAGAAATGCCGTATTTGTTACGGAAGTCTATGTTTTCCTTGTTCGCAGCTTTCTTCTGGTCTGATGTACTTCTGGGATCGTTCCAGATACGCTGATTTTCGGTATACTTTTCAAAATCCAACTCCGCTTGCGTCTTGTTAGCTGCTATTGCCGACATTTTGGCTTTATACTGCGAGATAAACGTATCCAGATTAGAAAGTATAGTTGCGTTTTTCTCGGCTTCTTTCTGAATTTGGATGTTCTTCAGCAGTTCAGCACGGCCGGCGACATCGTTTTTGAATCCGTCAAATATTTTCAGGAGATCGTCGTAATGGGATTCGGTGTCTTGGCGTTCTTTCTCCCATGCCTTTTCTTTCTCTGCCTTCTCATCTTCAAGCTCTTGTTTCTGAGCTTCAAGGTCACGTCTACGAATAACCCGAGAATGTTCAAGTTGCATATCCGCGATTTCTTTTGTTACATCTCGAAGTTCTTTCTTTCCTTCTGGACCAACAGCGGATTGTAGTAAAGCTTGTCGCGCTTGTTTCTCTGCTAACTTCTTCTCATAGTCTGAGTCGTCGTTTGTACTTTGTTCGGCAGCTAACAAGCGATCGATAGCCTTGATTTTTTCGTCCTGGGCAGCAACATAAGCGTCACGTTCATCCTGAATCCTCTGTAGCGCTTGTTGTTTAGCATCTTGTAAGTATGAACGTTCTTTGGAGATTAACTGGTCAAGGCCGTTTTCTTCTTCCTGCACAAGCTTCTGTTTGGCAGCATAAACCTGTTCATCTGCCTTGATGCGTTGTTCAGTACCTTGGAGATAACGTTTCTGAACTCGTTCCCATGCAGCAAGTTCTTCCTTAGCAGAAAGTTCGCCCATGGCCTTCTTGTGATTGATCCAGTTTTCAGAGAAGGTGAAGGAATCTTGTTCTTTCTTCATCCTATCTTCTCTAAGTTTGTTCTCTAGGTTGTAGATATTCTCTTCTGTTTGCCACCTCAGTTCAGTCTGTGAGCCATACGCCGTCTGAGCCTTCTTCCAAGCGGCGAGCTCTTGTTCGGTTGTCAATTTCCCGATGGCTTTAAGATGTTCAAGCTGAGCACGGAAATCATCAAACGATTTTTTAAGTGGATCTTCGGTTTTCTTGGTGCTCCCAAGTCCTTTAGCGTTGATTTTCTTTCCAGTTGATAGCCGATAAATCTCCTCGTCAATCCCATACAAATCTGAGTCATTCAAACCGCTGAACTCTGATCGTATAGCGCGGAGTTTAGCAAGTTGAGACTTTGCATCCGCATATCCTTTTGCTTCAATGTTTACTTGATGCCGGAAAGCAGACATAGCGTCATCGAAATCTTGCTTCCGCTGTTTGGCAGCATCATTTAGCTCTTCTTCTGTTTGTTGACGACCGCCGTGGTTCTTATTTCCGTACTGATAAGACTCTGCTTTTTTCTTCCCATCCAGTAAGTCCAGTGTTTCTTGTGCGTTCTTGAGTTTCTGTTCTTCGATTGTGAGTTCATTTCCGATGTTCAACATATCATTTGCGTATTTGGTTCGATAAGAATCAACTGACTTACCTGTTGCCATATCCCAGATACTCAAATCGCTTTTACCGAAGTTATCTTGCTTGAATTGTGTTTCTTTCTTTTTTGATTCCAATTCTTTAATTCGATCCTGAGACTTTTTAAGATCGTCCATCGCGACAATACGCATGCTCGAAGCATATTCTTGCCTGAATGCTTCTAACTTTGAAATATTGACATCGATCGCTTGTCCGTGTGCATCCCATTGAGAAATCAATCCCGGCATAAGGCTGCTAATCTTGGTGATAACAACGGCAAGTTCATCTTTCGCTTGCTTAATTTCCTTATCCGATTTGGTGTTATCGTCGACGATCGACCTCAGTTCTTTATATTTCTCAGCCAGTGCATAGGTATCTCGCTCATTCTGGATAGTTGCTTCATTTGCTGCATTTGAAGCGCCTTTGAAGTATGACCATGCTGCAGTTGCTGCGCCAATCGCAAGCGCAATTCCTGTTAATACTGCACCGATTGGAGTTGCTGCGAACGCCTTTTGTGAGACGTTGGCAGCATCTGTTGCAACCTTCAATCCCATCATTGCCCTTGCGCCGTTTGTGAGTCCTACGACCAATTGAATAAGCGATTGACCTGTTAGCATCCGCATCCCGGTATTAAGCGTCAAAATAGCCCCGCCAAGAAGTAACGTCGCGGTCAATGTATTTCGTATTGGTTCTGGGAGAGAGTTAAATCCATCGATTAGCAGTGTTCCGGTGTGAACCATCTCTTTCAAAACGGCAAGAAGCCCGTTATCACCGATTGATACAACAAGCTCATCCCAAGCTGCCTTTAATTGCATGGATTGTTTTTCAAGAGTTGTCATCGCAAGAGCATTTTCCCGTTGCGCCGACCCGAAAGAGTTCTCAGCAGTCGAAGCCACTTGCATGACCTTCTGATAGTTGTCCATCAAGGCAATGAAACGTGAGGCCTGATCACCACGGGCAACGGCCTGTGTGATCTCGTGACGTTCGGCATCCGATACCTTATTCCAAACTTCTGAAATACGCTGCAAGATTTCCTTAAACGGCATCATTTCTCCGGTCGCTTGTTTGATCGTTCCGACATACTTTTCAAGCTTATCGATTGCAATGTCTCTGCTGGAGAAGGAGATAAACGATTTAACGGCGTTTCCGGCTACTGATCCAGAGAATCCGGCTTCGTTCAATACTGTCAAGTAACCAATCAACGTGTTAATATCGACACCGGCGTTATTTGCCGCAGCGCCCACACGGTTAATGCCCTGAAGCAGTTTATTGGAGTCCGTAGCATAATCGTTTGATACCTGATTCAAGCGGTCGAGCAGGCGTTCAGAATCAGTTGCCGCCATGTTATAGTTGAGGATTGCTCCGGTGAGAAGTTGTTGCGCCTGTGCCGCGCCCTTAAAAGATTCTTCAACGTTTGCGGCCATCATTGCCGTCTTTGCTAATGCCGCCGTATCCTTCTCATTAAAGCCTTGTTGGGCAATTTGGACGTATACGTCACCTACATCTTTTAATGCGTATCCGTATTCTTTTGCGTCCTGAATCATCGACTCTTTAACAAGTTCTACGTCGACGTTGGCACCCATCACGCGCTGTACGCCAACAAGCGTCGATTCAAAGTCTTTCAGTACAGTAATTGCTTCTTTTGCACCTTGTATGGCATTGAAATATAAATTTCCTGCTAACATATATGGAGCCATTCGATTAAAAGCAGTAGATAAAGTTGTATTCTCTGAATGACCATGCATCATCGTAGATCCAGGGGCTAGTAATTTGTCCATTTTGACTGCATGTCTTTCTGCTTCTTGTTCCATGCGTTGGTTGGAACGTCTTGTTTCAATGAACTCTCTGTCCAAGCGAGCTTGAATTAAATTTTCTTGTCCGCTAGCTGCCGCTGTTTTTTGCTGAAGTGTTGCCATTCTTTGTTTATGTTCTTTCTCTTGTTGTTCGATAGCGTTTTGGCGTTTCTTCTGAATGGCTTGTTGAGCCTTCAGTTTTGATTCGACAACCTGATTAGCAACGTCTAACTGCTGTGTCTTAGCCTTGTAGTATTCAGCCTGAGCTGTGCGTTGAGCGACCAATGCGGCGGATTCTGCAAGTATTTTTTTGCGACGTTCATCTGACGTTAATGCCAGTTTATCCGCTGCCTTAGTCATTTCTCCGTAGCTTTTCGCTGTAACAGCCAGTTCAGCATTAAGACCCTTGAAAGTTTCAGTGTTCTTTTTTGCCGCTTCATCGATCACTTTGAAGGCAGGCAGAATCTTAGACGTATCAAGGTTAATCCTTGCGCCAACTACGTCTTTGTTCAATTCATCAGCCATGATCCTCACCTCATCTTGGAGGTAAGGAAAATTTTCCTGACCTCATTTTAGGTAAAATAAAAAGAGACTCCGCGAGTCCCTTGGTTTTCCGATATTTATCTAGCTTTATTGTAAATCTAGTTTTATGCGTATTTACTCCTGATTTTAGGTATAAACAAAAATAACGGGGCATTTCAACGTCCGTTGAAATACCCCATGATATCTGCTATTCCTTGACGGGTTAGTTTTTCTGGTTCTTCGACTTCCCCGCCATGCAGTCTTACTTGTTCTTTCATTTCTTCGTTCATATCCTCGAATATCGCGTCCAGCTCGTAATAATTATGGTCATACCATTCTTTATGAAGCTTTCTACGCGACAAACGGCCATATATTTGAGCCTCTGTTAGAGGCTTGCTGTCTGCGTTCTTGTTTTTCTTTTCCGGTCCTTTACTAAGCGAAAAGAAATCGATCGACAGTCGCTTCCATCTGCTCCGGAATGCTGTCGTCAAACTCCTCTCGGGTGAATCCTTCAATGAAAATCAAATTGAGGATTTCGACCCATTTGCCGATTTGTTCTTCCACTTTCTCCGGATCGCTTTGCTGAATAGCAAATTTGATCTTCAGAAGCCCATCCCGATAAAGCTCTCCGACATCTTTGATTTGCTTAATTGTTCCGACGCGCAGCTTCTTTTTGATATCAGCAGACAACGGAATTTCGGGACCGATTCCCATAATCAGATCCAATTCATTGTTTTCCATGCTTCATCTTCCTTTCGAAGAGGGAGCCGAAGCCCCCTCTGTTTATTTTGATTACACAGCGTAAATCTCGATAACCTTCTCGTCGGAACGGCCAGCATCCAGAACAGCGAGTTCCAGGTTGTTTGCCGTTGCCGTTTTGCGTTGCTGGTCGATTGCAAACGTGCCAAGCATTTGCGCTTTGTAGATGACGATTGCCACGTCGAAATATTGGTTCAATTCGTCATCAAATGCACGGCCATAAGCGACAAACTTGTACGGTTTGTTCTTTGTCGTCGTTTTGACCGAAGCGACATCCGCCTGTGTTGCGGTGTAGTCGTAGAACACCCGCACATCTTTGCCCTTCAGGTTGGTATCGCCAAACGTGATCACACCGGCAGCGATGGAATACTGGTCAGCAGTCGGAGCAGTCGTTACGCGCTCAAGTACTTTACCGGAATTCGTCAGACCTTTGGTAGCTACCACTACTTTCTCGGAATCAGCCACGATGATTGCCGCATGCTTCAATGTAGCTGTACCCGCTGCATCGACCGTTGCCTTTTCCATAGCCGGAACTACAGCAGACCCGGTGGACAAGTCAGCGCCGGTTGCTGCGACCAGTTGATTGAAATCGAGAATAGCGTTTTGAATCGTGATCGCGGATTCCGCGTTTTGCTCCGTCAAGTGGAAGGCGTATTTACTTGTGCCGCCATATACACGGTTTTGCGTTGCCGGAATCTGGATGTTCATTTGCTGCAGTTTCTCGAAAATGCCGACCGGATCGCCAGTCGTCAGGTCAAACAGAGCGCCATTCGAAATATCGTCTACAACCCATCGTTTCGTCGAAAGTTGTGTCATTGACGTAAAACCTCCCTTAAAATAAAAAGTCGCTTAACCGATTTCGGCCAAGCGCTTGTCGATCTCTTTGATCTGTTTGTATTCGTCGGTCGTTTCATAATTCTCGACCGGATCGAACGTTCCCCAAATGCGAATCTTCTTTGCCAGCGAAATCTTTTCTTTCACCAGCTTTTCTTTCTCTGACGAAGATTTGTCAGATTTGGATTCATCGGTCACTATGCTTCACCTCAATTCCCACGGAAGTAATCCACATCGAAAATAGACTCATATCCTTTTACACCAGAAATACCGGTTGCAAAGTCAGCGTCATACGCAAGATAGCAGCGATATGAATGAAAGGTTGCATCCGATATCGTCTGATCGTGAAAAAGCTTATATGCAAGTTCTGCCATTTGTTTGGCTTGGAAAGAGTTTTTCCCGTAGAAGTCAAGGCAGAACTTGCCCTCAAATACGAGATAGTTCCTTCCATACCGACCAGGCTTCACGTACATCAGCACCATGGGGCAAGTCGTTCCGTTGATAGCAGAGTCGGCTTCCGCACCACGCACCAATTTGGCTGTAATACTCGCGGGAGGTGATGTAGGAGTTAAACCAAGCAACGCCATGAACTCTACGTCATTCTTGAGTGTGTTATAAATAGCGTCGATCAGTTTTAAACTCATCTGCATCACCCTTTCACGAAGTATTTGTGATACGGAAACTCTTCGATCACGCTGGCAACGCCCTGCAGGATCCGGTCTTTATTCGACTGCAAAGCTACCCGGAGGAAGAATGTCGGCGGCGTAGGAGCGAACTTCTTGTCGATGTCGCCCCTTGCAGCCAATTCTTCAAGATCAACGCCAGCGTAACCGCCGCCAGATCGCCGTATAACACCGTCAATGCTCCGGTATGTCCCTCTCGCTCGACCTACCACAACGCGACTGCTACGCGACCGCAGACGGTTCCACGCATCGGAATTGAAATACTTTACGAGTCCGGGGTTTTGATCCGGTCCGGCCATCAATGAACCTTTACCGAACTGCTCCATCCATGCTTGCCAATAATCCGCCGTTATTTCACCGGTGATCATCTTGTTTGCGACTACAAAGAGCTGCGCATGCAGGTGATTCCTAACTTCGGGATAATAGCGGACGTTCGATTTGGCGGTTTGCAGCACAAGCGCGGTTAATCCCCGAATCTCCGTTTCAAGTCTTCGCTCCAATGCGGCGCTTGCTCTGGCGGCATCGTATCCGGAGATAACATCGGTGATCATCGTAGATCCTCCGACAACTGGACATACAGGAGATTCGGATACTTCACATCGTCAACGGCATCAACCTGATATGGTCTGCCATTCATAACGATTCTGTCGGGAGAGATCAGTGTCGGATCCTGTGGCTTGCGGACATCAACGTTTGCTTGCAGTTGCAACACATAAACGGTTGTCGGCAATAAGCCTGGATCTTCCTGCCGGAGTCTGGCCGTAACGTATTGAGCGAACGCTTTTGCATTCACCTGAACCGTTTGGAACGTCACGCCAATCGGATTGTCATTCGAGTCATACGTTCTGCTCAGTCTGTGAACATCTACCGCCGCATTAGTCTTGATAAGCGAACAGTATTTATCCTTTTCGACCGTCAAGCGAAGCGTCTGCACGAAGAACGAATCCTCCGTCTCCACAAGCGAACCATTCTGAACCGGGGAGTTAGGAGCAAATACGCCATTGTACATATACTCCTTTCCGATAACCGACGAAGCTCTTGAATCGCGTGATAGGATGACCTTATTCGCTTGTCCGTCTACCATGCAGCCAGTGTGTCGGTGAGAGAAGTCATTGAACATGTGTTATCACCTCATTCAACAACTTCCCAATCCTCCGCAAGCATGTCTGTTTGGGATGCTAGCCAACCAACAACGATTGAACCATCTGCGGCTTTCATGTCCACATGAGAATTGATTTTAACGAGGCCATATTCTCTGCTGATATGCTTATCCGCTTCGTTTCTCAGGTTGTCCCGTTCAATGTCAGCCCCACGAACTAAGTAAATGAACATTCCCTTGCCGTTCCAACCGTTGCGTGCGACCTTTTTACCTTCTTTGATTGCTTCAATCGCTTGTCCAAAATTCATTGATTTCACCACCATTCACCTGAACGATCTGACAACATACGGACTCAGCAGACCGGCTATCTCTGGCGTGATCATGCTGTTCCCGAAATACTCAATCGAAAAGTCAAAGTCTTTCTTCGTCTTGACGTTCGAGTTCGCATTGCTTGCCAGTTGCGCGACGATCATCCCACAAGAAACCTTCACCGCATCCGGTATCGTCGCCCATCCGCTTGTATACGTCACTTCCAACTCTGTATAAGGTACACCGAACATATTGAACCCGCAGATAAATGTTCCGAGGTTCTTGTCGATGTTCAGAATGGAGAGATCGGTAATAGGCACAAACGGAGGCGGCCCGAAGATATTCCCGGTTATGACGTTGTACAGTGGTCTGCCTTTCAAGTCCGTTACATCTATTACCGGGTAATAAGACAAATGCCCTCTTTGATAGCTATTCATGTTATGGTAGTCAGTCAAAGGTACACGCTCGGTATACGATGTAACGTCTAGCGACCGCTTGCAGTAACCGTCGATGATTGCGGATGCACGCAGGATAAGCGAATCATCCAGTGTAACGCCGGACGGAACATAAGCGGTATCGGTAAGCTGCAGATACTTGCTCATTTTTACTCACCGGCTTCCGGTTTACCTTCTTCCGCGTATCCATCAGCAACCAGCTTTGCTGCGATATCGGCGTTGACTTCGGCATGCCCATCTTTAAAGGTCACCGCGCCGCCGTAAGCGTAAATTGTATGGATGCCATTTTTCTGGCTGTCCACGCCTTTAAGAACAAGGCTGACGTTTGCGCTAGTTTCGACCGTATCTTTCTTTGTCGCCAATTGGAAAACCTCCTCAAAAGACGATAGAGGCGATCATATAGACCGCCTCATATCATCAAGGTTATTTAGCTTGCAGTCGGCAGCGTGATCGTTCCATATGCATGCGCATAGGACGGACCTTTGGCAACCGGTGCGCCGTATTTGATGCCGACGTATTTCTTTTGCAGATCGGTTACGAGTCCCATTTCGAACAGGAAGATGCCTTTTTCACCGACATAGTGGTACTCGATCATCGGCTCGGTAACGATTGCCACGCCGTAATCGGTTTTGGTGATGTCCGTACCGTTGACAGCAGAAGTCATGAACGGTTCCGGGATCAGCGGCAAGAGACCAGCAGCAGTCATGATGGCGCGAACTTCCATGCCGGCGACCATCGTCTTTTGAAGGCCCGGAACAATGGTTTGGTTGTGCGTTGCCAAGCGCTCCTCTTCTTCGATGCCGTTCAACCCGATCGGGTGGATATAGATCGCGGTCGGACGAAGCTCGTACAGTTCGCTTGCGCACATAGCCGCAACTTTCGCACGAAGTGCTGCGACGATGGACGAACCTGAAGCTACCGAGAAGGTGTTCGTGATTTGCTTTGCAAGCCCAACATATTGCAACGTTGTCGGAACAGACAAGCTTGTGTCTGAACCTCTCCAAAGTGCCTTGCCGTGTGAGAGCGTGATGCCGCTGATCATGTCAGAAAGGTCTTTCGCTTGCAGTTCCGGCCAGTTGTTTTGCTGTGCAGCCAGTTGCAGGTCGTAATGACCGTAATTGATTTGGTTCGTCATAGCCTTGATTTTCAGCGAATGCGGCGTTCTGATGTTGCTGATTGCCGTTGCCGAAGGGTTGCGCGGATCGACGAATTCTCCGCCGTTGATCGTGTTTTGCTCGAAGTAGCTGGAGAAGTCGCCCGTTGCCGGTACATACCGGATGCGGCTGTCCAGAACCGAGTTACGGCGCAGCGCGTCGGTGATTTCCTTTTGGTACTCTTCAACGATGATTGCACCAGGTGCAACGATTTGCGCGGCTGCCGAAAGATCGATAAATTGCGTGTCGGTCACTTGTGCCATTGATTATTCACCATCCCTTTGAGTTTGGTACAGAGCTTTCGCTTCAAGCTTCAGCTTTAGTGATTCGCCGGCCTGCAGGTTCATCCGGTCAACCGTTGCGCAGAAGGTTTGATAATCCTTTGCGTCATCTTCACCGGCGCCGCCTTTGCCGTACTTAGACAGCAATTGAGATGCCGAAAGTGTTTTGCGTTGCGGCTCACTTGCAGCAGCCTTCAGATCAGCCAGTTCCTTTTCCAGCTTCTCTGCGCGTTCTTTCGCCGCCTTCAATTCGGCGTTTTCTTCCGGTGCCGGAGTCGGTTCCGGTTTCGTTGCCGCTGCTTTCAGCGTGTCAATTTCTGTTTTGATAGCGCCGACTTCGGTCTTAACGCCATCGACTGCCGCCGAAATATCCTTTTTGAATCCTTCGAGCATTTCTTTCAATTCTTTTGCATCCAATTCGGACACCTCCGTTTGTTTGTTCTTATTTGAAGCTGCAAAACTGGTCATTTTAAAAGCCGCATCCTCAGCAAAAAGGATTGCGGCTCCAGTTCCACAGAATTCAACAACATCCAGTACATTCGGGTTATCGTTTGCGATTTGTACGACAGCTTCCATTTCCAAACTTGCCCCGAACCTGTACTCTTCCCAATCGTATTCAGCAGCGAGTCCGTTGTAATAACGGATCGTCGCTACTACGTCAGGAAAGTCCTTGCCGTAGATGTAGCCTTCAACCATGGCCGTACCATCCATCGACATGTAACAGCGTTCCATGACAGCCACTTTGAAGCGTTGATCGTGCGAACTCATTCCGTCGGTATAGTTGATATTGAATGCCATACCAACAAACGTCTGCAAATACTTGTTCGCAACCTCGGACGAGATTCGAATAAGCTTTCCGTTCGCACCTTCCGGCGATCCATCTGAAGGCGTGTCGCATTTGAACAATCCGCATTTGAACGGGATTTTGTTCGGATGCCCTTGGTTCCCGCTGTCCATCAGCGCGAATTGCCGAGGTTCGATCTTCTTACTCATTTTCAGAAGCATCTTTTGTTCTCACCTCCTTTAAAGCGAAAAGTTAGCATCCCACAAGAGTATTGTCTGCCAATCATCGTTTGCCAGTTCAGCCTTGTCCTGGAACGTTAAGGCTTCATCCTCTTCGCTCCGCTGATACTCAAGCACCTCTTGGAGGAATCGGAATGTCAGCAGATCATTTTCCTCAAACGCCGCCCGAGCGATAGACTTCAGTTTGGCTGTCGTATCCTGCTCTTGTTTCAAATAGAGGAAAGCAATCTGTTTGATGCCGGTAAACGACAAAGCCACTTCTGGAATGGTTAGCGCAAGAACCTCTTCATTCCGATCTGTCAGATAGTCGGCAATCTTTTTCTGATGGCTGTGTTCCTCATCTACCTGACCGATAAAGTGCGCTGCCATTTTGTTTAAGCCTTTGTTCCTGAGATACGTCCCGATCTTCAGGTACAGTTGAGCATTGTACCCCTCATGCGATATTTGCTCATTGAGCAACTGCAAGAGGTTTGAGCTTACGTTTTTACCCATGTTCTCACCACGCTTTCGTTAGACGAGCATATAGCCGACAATCCGAACATCAGGATTTGCTTTCAATCTAAATTCTTCGTCGTATGCGTTAACGTAATAATCGATTTTGCACTTGACTTCTTGATAGTTGGTGATTGTTTCAATTGCGCCATTCGGTAAACGCACAGCGACAACCAAAACTTCCCACCCAGCTATACCAGCTTGGATAAGGAACTCTTTTCTTAACTCTTCCAACCTCTTCACCTTCTTTCAAAACAAATTAAAAACGCCTTCTATTCAGCGGCGTTCGGATCACTTGGATTTGGTTGATTCGGATCAGTCGGTGGCGGATCGGTTGTCTGCTGCACCTCCTGTTCCTCTGCTGTCTTATTAATGTCGATTACGTTCGTGCTATTTGGCAGCAAAATGACCTCACCGTGATTGTTCGGCAAAGCTTTCTTGTTGAGGCTATCTCTTACTTCGTCCGGCGTGGTTACTCTCCGGTCAAGATAGATAGCGTCAATGTCTGCCTTCAGTTTTTGATCCTTGAGCGATACAGCATATTTAAACTTGAACTGAATGACTCCGCCCATGTTAAAGCTTCCGTCAATGATCTCGTTGTTGATGTGCTCTGCTATGGTATCGGCAATGGCTTGGATTGTTGCGTTGGTATCGTCATCCTCGCTGTCTGCCGTACTGCGGTTCACATCCTTTGTCTGCCCGAGCTTCTTAGGAGAGACGCCGAATGCAACCGCAATTACCTCGATCAAGAAGCGCTGCCACTCAAGAAATAGTGCTTTATCATCTGTTGCCCCGAGGTCCAAGACACTCGGATTCTCGCCGCCGATAATCGGCATCATTCCTCGCCCTTGCACTTCATTTTCCCAATATGCTCGATAGGCTTGTACAGCCTTCGAGTCAGCGCTTTTGCCAAGGTTTAGAATCTTCCGAATGAAGCTATTCCCCGCTTGTTTCCCTGCTGATTTATGTGCCGATATGAAGCTATTTACCGATTCCCAAACCGTTTCTAACGGCGCTAATCCAAATGGCGTATTTGTTCGCGGATTCATTCGGATATACATCAATTCGGCATCGGTTAAAGGTACATATCCGCCTTGTGGCTTGCGCTGCGCATACCTAAGCGAGTCGCGTTTTCCGTCCCAGTTCGGATACAATTCGATTGAGAACGCGTCAACCGGAAACAATCTCAGCGGCCTGAGTGAATCTCCAGCCTTCGCAATCTCCGTTGCCCCTGCGCTGGCGACAAGCATATCTTCTACGATCTGTTCGATCCATAGCCGGAATGAATCGGATTGATTCGGCTTCCGCATAACGTTCGAAACGACATCACACAGATTCTGATATCGTTCTTGTTCGTTTTCATTGATTGCCGTAACCGACCATTCAAGCTTTGATATGCCATCTTTAATGATGTTTATTGCTCGGCGCGGTATAGGCGACTCGCTTAGTGATCGAAGGTTGGCTGGTGTTCGCTTCTTTGTCGGCTGGTTATTTCCCCATCCACTGAACCATCCATAAGGGAACGGGTAAGCATCCGTCTGCCGATCCGGTTCATTCTTTGTACGGCCAGCTTCAAGCCAGTTTATTACCCATGATCTCAGTCCCAAAAGGTTTCACCTCCATCCAAGAGACATTCCGACCAAAAGAAAAGCGCCGACAGTTGTCAGCGCTCATTCTTATCCATGTATAGAATAACATCAGAATTGTTCGCTTTTACTACGGATTTTAAGAAGATAAAGAACCAAATACAAACCCGGACTCTGCTTCAATGTTCGCAAACGCCAATACAAAAGCGTCGGCTCGGTCTGGTGATGACAGTCCACGTTTTTTCATTTCCTTTTTTGGTTCTAAGACTATCTTTCCGCTGCTGCCCATTCGCCATTTCCTTGTTGTGAGCTGCGTTATGAGTTTGTCATCATCTGGGATCTGCAAATATCCAGGCAACCCCAAAATGTAATTGCTCATGTTCTCATCCAGTCGCTCTTTTATCTGTCCCCACAATTCAGATCCTTTGTTCCCGTAGTGTTCATCATCAGTCGATCCTCCGTTATGAACCGGTATGACCTCATAACCCAACCCTTGTTCATTGTTCACTTCATTCACCCGATCCGTCACACCGCCACCCAAACCATCATCATCAATTCTGATCTGTACTTGTGAGATATTCGGGTAAGATTTCTTGCATCGCGCTGCCATGTTCAACACCCATCCTGCCGTTACCATCAAACCTTCCTTATGGTGAAAATGAGAGTCGATTACAACGCCATTCAGCCGTGCATAAATAGCCGTTTCATCGTCGCCGAATCTGGCAATATCCGCTCCGATATAAAGTATGTCTCCCTCCGGAATAACCTTGACATCATCCTTAGCGAACATCGCCATTTCGAGAGATATAAATGCATCGGATTCGCCGCGAGGAAACTCACCTTTAACTCGAACTCGATAAACGTCACTATCTTCTCCGTATTTTCGTTTCAGCATTTCGATGTTCTCTTTGCTTGTCCTCGGACTATTTAAGCAGGAAACCTGATGAGTCTTAAAAACTGCCCTATCTTTATTGTGCGAATCAAAAAAGAACCCGCTTGTTTTAGTTGGGTTCCCACACATGAATAGCTTATTGAACTCTCCGGACAGTGTTCCGAATATTGCCGCCATTATCGGATCAGCAACACCAGACGCTTCGTCCACGATAAATAGCATGTGATCTTCGTGAAATCCCTGCATATTTTCCGGCTTCGTTGCCGTCCTGGCAGTGGCAAACCATCGTTCCTCATACTTCCGCATATAAACTTTCGTCTTTGTCCATTTGAGGATCCGTTTAAGTATTGGACTCTTTGACTGCCACTTACTGATTTCCGCCCAGAGAACATCGTTTAATTGTTGGCGCGTTGGAGCTGTGCAGACAACGCGAGGAAAGGGGAAGCAGCAGAGGAACCAAAGGGCGACAGCAGCTTCAAGAGCAGTCTTGCCCACACCTTGGCCAGAGCGGACGGACACGCGCCGATGACCGGCAATATCCGTTGCCACTTCATCCTGCCATTGGTCTGGAGTAAACTGTAGGATTTCCTTGAAGAAGAGAACTGGATTATTACGGTATTCCGGTATTCGCTTCTTGAACGCCAGAAACCTCCTACGTATCTCCTTCTTCGTCTCCGTCGACTTCACTCTCTCCGTCGCCATCTCCTAACACCGCCCCAACCCAATCTTGAATAAGTTCCTCGTCTGCATCCCCATCATCAGGATTGGCAAGTTTATGGACCTCCAACTTCAACTTCTCAATCCGTAGTTTTTGTTGCTCATCTGCCCATCCTAACCGGCACATCTCTTCATATTTACCGATCATAGATGTTAGAGTGCTCATAGCTCTGGATTGAGCATTTAGGAACGTAGCCTGCTTGTCCCACGCGAATTGAATTTCCCATTCCTTTTCATCCATTGCGAATCCTTCCTGGTCGATAAGCTTCGTTTTGCGGATTTCCTTCGTCATGTCATTATGGTCACTAACAAACATGATCTTCTGGGCTCTGATGATAGCTGTGAACTTAAGCTGAATATTCTCCCATAAAATATCGATCGGGCTAATGCTTCCGGCTGCATCATAAATCTCCCGAGTTTCATCGTCGTCTGGCAGAAAGTTGCGGAACAACCCGTGCGAAACTGCATTTGAATTTCTAAGAGGAGCGCCGTGTCCGACAGCATTTTTATTACCTAACGGAGCACCACCTTCATTTCCAACGGCGTTCTTATTTCCGCTAGGCGCACCTTTCTTCGGTTGCAACTTCTCGGCTTTGGTTGCAACTTCTTTTGATTCGGTTGCAACCTTATCCCATTTCTCGCGTGACTTCCAACTCTTGATAGTCTGGTAGTTGATGGAATATTTGTCGGCTAGATTCTTTAATGAAATATCAGTCCTTTCGAATTCGGAACGTATCGCTTTTTTATTCAATTCGCTGCCGCTCTTCATCCACAACACCCCACAGACAAATTATGGTTAGTGTTGTTTGTTTTGTTTGATCGTGACAATATGAGATGTTCAACGCCGTCATGCTCATGTTCTCCTGCATGGCATTCGTTGCACAAAGTTTTCCCATTATTTATGTCTGTTCTTAAATCGGGAAAAGTTGACCATGGCAAGATATGATGCGCCTCTAAGTTCTCTTTGTTCCCGCACTCAACACATTTGAAACCATCTCTTTCGAGGACTCTTTTGCGCCATTTCCTAACTTCTTTTGAGTCACGATCTATGATTGGGCCGAGTACTTCCGGTACAATTTCTCTCCATTTTGGGATGTAATAGTCAAGGATCATTGCACAAGCGTATTTCTGCCATATTGATATATCATCTCTGAGGTACTGGCAAATCGTCAGAAATACTAACGGCTTATTTATTTCAACTTTATCCCCAAGTGAATCGCAAATTTCTCTCAAAGGTCCAATCATTCCTATACGCATTGCAACTTGCTTTAATGCATGCATCTTTTCCTTTATTGTCACTTTTGGTTGTTCGAAAATCAGGTTCTCCCACTTGTCCTTCGCATTCCACCCTCTTACCGTTCCATCAGATACCCCAAGCTGAGCGGCGATGTCAATGAGATTGATTTCGCCTTTTGATGCGATATAGATTTCTTTTGCTTTGTCTCTATTCGGATCTCTTTGGCGTCCCATGTCTCATCTTCACCCCCTGTCTATTTTTAGCTAAGGAAAATTTTCCTGACCTTAATTTATTGAGTACATTCCAAGAGTCCAAGGATCCCAAATGCGATAAAACTGAATCCGATAGCAACGGTGAATATCTTAAATGCTGCTTGTTCTCGATCTTCATTCATGGCCATGTACCTCCTTGGACATAAAAATAGGGAGATACGAAGTGATTCGTACTCCCGAAGGGTAAGCTATGTTTTCGTAGAGTGATTGGTGACCTCGCTCGTCCGGGTCATAGAACCGCTTGTTGTGCCATATTGCCCAATGAGTCGTTTTCGATCCATCAAAGTGCATCTTTACAATACAGGTTTCGGGTAAGTTGGTAAGCCGCCAAGGCTCACGGAGTCTCATTAATGGAGGATCGCCGCAATTAACACCAAGCTTTCGAAGTGCCGCGACAACTTCTTTTGTCCTTGTTCCGCTTCTCTTTCCGAACGCTGCGATTGATTCTTCCAGACTTACTCCAGCGATCATAGCTACGCACGTTTGACCGCACAGGCTCGATCCCGGCGGCTGGAAGATATGTTTCACGATCCACACCTCCAAGCAAGTTAAAAAGCACCCGAAGGTGCTTATTTGGAGTTGTACTCTTCTGATGCCTTTTTCAACATTTCAATCCATGAACTGAACGATGTGTTTTCCTTAATGAACTCGTCTAATTTGTCAACATCGTAGTTCTTGAAGTCGTCTGGAGTCGGGCTGCTTAATTCCATCGGAGATGTGTCCTGAAATTCTTTAGCAGATTGGAACTTGGTGTACTTTTGCATAAACAAATCATTAAATAATTCGTCAAACCCAACAAACGATAGATTTGAGAAATCTAAATTATTGAAATCCACCATATCACCTCCCTCCACAACTATACAGCATCTTCCATTTTTCTGCTATATTTGCAATGGGAGGGATGATTGATGTTCAAACCTGGCTATATCCTCGATACCGATGAAAAGTTCGGTTCCGCTCAGGCAAATAACCTTAACGTATGCGTTTATCAGCAAGGTCAATTAATTTCCTATGGAGGGCCAATCCAGGAGTATGATGATATTGCAGTAAAGATCAATGGGTCCTACTTTATGCGAAGGAATTGTGAATTTAAAGTTCGTTAAATTAAGAAGGCGCATTTCTTCGGCTGCGCCCATGCCGCCAAGATCCAGACCATATAGCGCCTATGGTCAACGCTCACGAAAGGAGGAGTCCCGCGAACTTGCCTTCGCTCCGGCAAGCAGGCTGAAAGATGATTGGGACTTCAGGAGTGGTCTGGAGTATTCGAAAATGAGAGATAAGCAATTGTCATAAAAACAAAATAGCCCGCACTATGGCGGACTGAAGGAGGGGGTATGAAAAGGTTAGAATTCGCGATAATTGAAGAGCGGTAATTTATATTATGACGGTTACCGCCAATCCGCCGCGCCCCGGAATGGAGCCTTTCTCGTCCTCGGACTATTGTCCTCATAGGACATTCTCCGGATGGTTCCCTCCCTTGTAAACATACAGTCTGTACACAATACATTGTACAAGGGATAAGGGTTAAACGTGGTCATGGGCCATTCTCCCATGAACTGGTGAATCCATTTCGGCTTTCGCTTACTGTCGTCTCTCTTCCGCCACCACGTTACATTTAAAGCATATATCCTTATTACTTCGTTGTTACTACGGATTTCAATTGCATAGCCTCTTGTGAATATGGCATATACTTTGATCTCCATTCAATCGTCAAGGCGATAGCTTCTTCTTTTGAAAGACAATTCTTTTGTATTACACGTCCATTTATTTTAACCCTCGCTCTCCATCTAACACATGTTGTTTTTGTTTTTACGCAATCAACTCCCCTATGTCCACTTGTATTGTTTTTCTTAATCTTAAGATTTTGCAAATTTTCTCCATTGGTCACAACGCGAAGATTTACACTTCTTCTGTTATCCAATGTATCGTGATTGATATGATCTATTACTAAACCTTTTGGATCACCCACTAGCAAACGGTGAAGTTGCCTGGATTTTTCATTCCCTTTGTTTATATTTCCTACGACATACACTCGATCACGATGTAAATAGCCATACCATCTGGTTGGATATGATTTCACAAGCGGTAAGTCGCACGTATCAATTATTGTTTCAAATATTCTCCCATGGCATTTAATAAAAATGGCTGTTACATCCCCGCGTACCTCATATTCATTTTTCATACAAATATCCCCTCACAATGTTTTCTTAACTCAATTGTGAGGGGATACCACTGCGCGTGCGTTTCCATTTCGCTACGGATTTTCACCCGCGAAATAACTTGAGAATTCGTTCTGCTTGATCTGGGCGAAGGACGCTAATTTCCCCTCGTAAAGCTAGTTCCAATTCTTCGAAAGTAACAAATCTACATTCCCCGTCTTTGCTTCTGCCACTGCCATAATCAATTATAATGCAATCGAGAGTCTCATATAGTTTCAAATTTTTGGTTATTTTTTCAATTGCTTTACGGCGATTTTCGAAAAATGTCGTTTCTGAGATGGGCCAGATGAGGTAGGTTTCTTTGATCCGCCTCATATATTCGACAGCTTTCTTGGCCTTCATGCCTTCTTTCCACAGTAATTCAGCAATCTTTTTCTGATGGGGCTTCAATAAACTTGAAATAGCGTTGTCTACGTCTTTAATTATTGCCTTGTAAAATAAATAAATTGGTTCTCGTCCGTTCTTCAAAACAACAGTGTTTGCAGTAAGGTCAGACGTAAGATCGTGGCTGGATATTCGTTTAGCCCCACCGTGAGCTGCGGCTAAATCGTATTCCGACACCACTCCACACGTTGACCGCTTGACATATTCATAACTTGTCACGACTTCGATCATATGTTCTGAACGCATCCGAAGCAACCAAAGCACTTTCCGAACATCGTCTTGCGTGATATCCCCGAATAAGCTTAACTGGACAATCTGTGCGGCTATAGTTCGTTCGGTAAACTGGTCAATCTCTTGATTATTTTCGATGATCGTACTCAATTACAATCACCCCTTTTCTAACTTGCTATTATGTTAACTCGGATTATCTTCGTTTTTACTGCGGATTTTTTACCACGCCGCGATAGACATGTCGGACTTTCCCAGTATAGACTGCATATTAGGCATCCCACCAACCTCCGATAGTAACGATTCCGACTATCAACCAAGCGATTCCACAGCCAAGTATAAAGCCTAAAAGTTTGTCTTTGTTCATTTCGTTTCTTCCCCCTTGTACCGGGATAGGATGGAACGGTATTCCCTAATCCATGTCATGCCTTCCACTTCGCTTATGCTGTTTTGATTGATTAGTCTATAAGCCCATTCCAGTACCTTATCCTTTTCTGCGAGTTGGGAACGGAGGGAACCGATTTGCTTGGTAGCTTTCGCTGTGTGGTTTTCCCATGCGTCCCGTTCTTTCTTCACCTGTTCTAGTTCTTCTCGATAACTTCTTGCTTCTTCAATCATTTCGTTATGCAGACGGTATTGTATCCTCGCTTTCGCCTCCCACTTATCCCTCTCTTTGATAATGCGTTCGTTCTCTTCTAGCAGAGTACGGAGCCATGTAGGAGCGTTGGCGGCTAAATAAGCATCTTCATATGACACGTAAGCTCCGATACCGTCATAATGGTCTCCAACCCAATACTGCAAATTTTCATTTCCCGGGTGCGGCTCCGTATCTGCGAAAAGTGTGTATTCATGTGCCGCATCCAATGCCTTCCGTATCTCTTCCGCTATCCCTGACATAGGGGATGTGTTGCTTATAGGTTTAGTCATGGGGATACCTCCTTGTTTATCGCTTCCCATCCTTCTCGATCTTCAATGCGCAATTCACCAAAACCGATTTCGTCACCATGCTTCATGTTTCGTTCCCAATACGTTTGACACGTCTCGCACCAGTAATTCGTTTCGACTTTCCCGCTATCCGCAACAGATACGGCATGCATGTTTGTTCCTGCTGGATATTCGAGAGCACATCCGAAACAGGCATGTGTCTTGCGAGTGATTACAATTTTGCTGGAGAGTGTATCACTCATTCCATCGTTCCTCCTGTCTGAATCAAGTAGGCTTGTGATGCGTTTGATTCTCCGCGCAGCAGCATGTCGATGTTGAAATATGAGTTTGATTTTTTGTTCAGGATAAGTTCGTTTCCGTTGTGCATTCCGTGAATATTGTTGGCGGTGATCGGTGTTCCGAGCTTGTATTCCTTCGATCCCGGCTTCCATTCCACGATTACACAATCTCCCTTTTTCAAATCCATGAATTGATCTCGCGTTTCGAGTTTCACGAACTGCATTGTCTATCCTCCTGTCTCCCTTGGGGAGATGATTTAAAGGGCTTGTACGGACTCCGCTGACGCTATGATGATTCGGTCGATTCGGGGGCCTGCGGCATAGTTCATACTTTGTTCGAACTACGCAACAACTTCTCGCAAAATAAACTCTCTGACTTTCTCCACTTCACTTTCTTCGATGATAAGTTTTACATTTGAATCTACTGCATGAAATTTGATGATTTCATAGACAAATTCATCAACCATGCTCTCCAAATCCTCGGGATACTCTGCGGCATCCTTCCAGTTTGCCCAGTGCAACGCGTCTTCTTTGCTGATTTCAAACTCCCTCGGCTTGCTCGTTTCTGCTTCCGGCAACTTTTGGTTGCAGCAGGCGCAGTAGTGCTTTTGAGTCTGGTAGTTCACAACAACAGTTTGATTTGACATATAATCTGCTCCTTCGCAAAATGGATCTACTATTCAGCGCTTACTCCAGCGTTCTCGTTTCCTTCCGGCAAGGTAATTGGCATAGGTTCATCTATCAGGACATCTTCCATTGTCGGTAATCCACCATTATCCGGTATGTTGATGCCGAAAATTTGACGAAGTTTATTCAGTTGTTCGTTAATGCGTTGTGCGCGTGGAGAGAAGTCATCGCACATTTCATCTTCAATATTCTCGATCGATTCCATCACCCGCTGCGCACCTATTTGTTCGGTTATGATAGAGATGGCTTCGTCAATGTCAATCATGGCTAAATCGTTTCTTCCGGCTTGAATGTGGATTTTCACGACCTCCAACGCCGACCACACCAGATCATCGGATGGAGAGTCGAAACGACCTGATTGAATTTCATCGACGAGGTTTGAAAAAACGGTTTGCCTAATTGTGTTCAAGTTACCGTTTCCGAAGACAGTTATCAGAACTTCTCCTTGCAGCCATTCCAACAACGCTTGTTTATTAATGCTCATTGGATTCACCTTCCTTTGTCCAGTTCCAGAGTCCTTGCTGCCCTTTGGCCGGCATTGGCTCCGGTAGCCGTTGAACGTCAGTCAGCGCCCATGCATAACGACCATTTGCGTAATGACCGTAGTTAGCTTCCGGAGAATCCTGCCCAATCCATACTTTTGGGATTCCCCCGATCAGCAGCATGATATCCCCTGTATGGTCGATATGCACCTCATAACATTCAGTGAGAATTGCAGTTGCCACAATTACTCCTGTCGGCATCCGTTTTAGCGCTCCAGATGCTATGTTGAAATGATCATAAAAGGAATCGTAAATCGACACCTGCAACCTGTGAGGTAACGACTGCATCATATCGTGCGGGTCTTTATTGCTTGCATGAATCGCAATCGGCCCGCGATAATTCGTCTTCCACCCTCGCGTCTCAAATCGTTTTGCCCCAATAGCGATAAGTGACGCCCATGGTTGATGTATCGTTATAGCTTTCATGGTCTATCCTCCAATATTCGTATTGTTCTGACCGTTCCATCCGACTCGTCCGAGATGACTTCTCCTTGTACTCTCACAGGCAGTTGATGACACCCCTGATGCGCCAGACGTCTGGACGGAGTGAGTTTCCAATATTGGTCTTCCCATACCGCCTCGCGACAGTAAGGACACCAGTCAAGTATGCAACCACTAGGCATATCATCCACACCGCCATTAATCTTCAAAATAATGTCCATATGCTTCAGAACCTTTTGGCTTAACCGGATCTGAACCAGCAGAAACAACATCGGACATGAGTTTTGCGAATATTGCAACTTCTCTATCGTCCATCCCATCAATCAAACGGATTTCTCCGGCTTTTAATCTTCTTCCAGCCGCCGCTGCCAACAAATCAATCACAGGGTTAATCCGTTCCATGCGTTGTTTTTGTTCTTCCTCTGCCGTTCGTGATGCCGCTTGTTTGCGCCCGTATTCATCCCAATCTTGCTGATCAAACCAGAAGAACTCGCCGTATAATTGCCGATATAATTCGATGATCTCTTGTTTCTTTTCTTCGCTCCCTTCGATCTCAATATGACATTTTCCGCAAACACGATAGGCATTGGAGAGGACTCCCCGTCCATCCCTCCCGCCGCGACCCTTGACGTGATGCGTCGTTGTGCAGGGAACCTTCTTGCAGTACTGGCAGATTCCGCCCGACCGTTCGATAGCCGCCGCGATTACATCTCTCGGGAACTCTGCTCGATCTGCTCTCGATGGATTGGAGAGATGATGCGAAAGAATGCCCCTCTTCCACTCTGGAACTTCCTTTCTCTCCTTCGGTTTCCGGTTAAGGAGACTATTACGCGGTTTTTCCTTCACTTGTTTTTCTGGCTTCCAAAATGTTTGATGAGACATCGTTTCGCCCCACCCTTCCGTTTAGAAATTGAATTCGATCTGTGTTGCTTTTTCAACTCTGCGTGCATGTTGTTTCTGCTTACATTTTGGACCTATTCCGCTCCGGCGGTGGTGCGGATTTTTAAGCTTTCGGCGGAAAACTAGGCAGCGGGAATGATCTGGTTCCTTAGTTTGTTCCATAGAACTCACCGACCTTCTCAATCAATCCGGCGTTCTCCAGGATCGTGTAGAAGTGTTCGCGTTCTTCCTTGGTGTAGGCCGTTGTCGTTACCCCGAACGATGCATAAAACGCGGCAGCCTCTTGTACTTCTGCTGGTTGCTTGTCCAATTCTGAGAGGTTAATCATTCTTATCTCTCCCTTCATATGAGGTAAGGAAAATTTTCCTGAGCTTAATTCAATTTGTCGATGGCTTCGATTGCATTTCCGATCGTTGAGAAAGTACAAGCCAAACAATTGCAATCATGATCTTGTCCGGGAAGTGGAGGGTTCGTTCTGTAATTCATGGGATCGTTGATTCCAGCACCGTTTAGGACTTCGATTTTATACCCCTTGTACTCATAGACAGTTACCCATACTTTCATTCTCTCTGCCTCCGTGATCTTATTTGATTTTCATAGAGCATCTATGTAAAGTGGCCGAATTGCACCGGGCCATCATAGCGTCCACCGTGCTTGGCGAACGTTAAGCGGATATCCGCGAGTCCGTCATCACGACGGTCTTTCGTCCGGTGTCCCTCCAGACTCATCAGGCGGACGTTACATCAATATACCTTCCACCTTTGCTGATCCATTTTCCGACGATGCCTACATTTTCCTCGACTCTCGGTTTGCAGTTGAAGAGCGAAAGGAAATTTTTAACCTCTTTCTCCGATGCGCGTTGCAGTTTGGTTTGAATGCCATCGAAAGATACATTGTACATTTGATTCCCTCCTCTGTTTGTTGCGGATATCCGCGACCATATCGTTAGAAGCAACGACATGGTTTCGGCTGGTGTCCATCCAGCCATCATCAGGCGGAAACGGTGATGTTCTTGTTCCCTTTAAACTTCTTAGAGGCGATAAGCTGGGCCATCTTTTCATTGGTTGCTTTCACGATCCCCGAAACCACTTTCCCGGATTTGGTTTCCATTGAAACTTTGAATGTTATTTGCATTGTTATCACTCCCAAGTTTTTTTGCGGATATCCGCGACCATTTCGTTGAAGTCAACGAGATGGTTTCGACCGGTTTCCCTCCGGTCATCATCAGGCGGGGATTGTCTCAAATAGCCATTTTCCAAAAGCGCGATGATGTTCTGGTGTTGCTGGGAAATGCTGTGGTATGCCATTTAGCTTCCGCCACTCACTCCATTTATTCATGTTCCAGGTGATGTATTCATGACCCGTAACCTCGTCCCCTATCTTCAATCTCTGATGTAATATGAAGGCGCGGAAGTAGGGCTGATATCCATCTTCTTTTATGACCATAATCCCCTTATACCTCCCTGCCCTTATAGGCTTATTAATTACTGCATCAATGCCCGGCAGATTTGATTGTCCGTCAACAACCCGCAATTGTAATCGTCCATCAGATCATCTGAGTTCGACCAGTAACCTGCAGCAATGTAATCCATGAAGCATTCGATCAGGTTCTCTCTCGTCGGTTCACAATCATATCCAGCGGCTTGCAGCGCTTTTGAGATCATCGTCATTCCCTCCACTTAATAACTCATTTCGTTTAACGTTTATCGTCTGTACTAATAATATAACGAATTTCGTTAAGCGTCAATACTTTTAACTTGATTCGTTAAACTTTTTTTGTTACATTAGAAACGGAGGAGGTAATAACGTGATCCGATTAAAGATTGATAAGATACTTGAGAAACGACCGGAATGGTCTATGTATAAGCTTCACATTGCAACGGGCATTAGACCGAATACTGTGAGCGATATGGTCAATAACAAAGCTAAACAGTGGTCACCGGAAAATCTCGAAAAAATAGCAAGGGCTCTCAACGTTAAATCGATTGATGAACTTGTTGAATATATTCCCGAGGAGGACGTAAATGAAAACTAAATTTGACGAAATTCAAGATGTTCAAAGAAGATGGGTTGGCGGATTAATTGGAGCCGATCATGCCATGTCACTAATAACAAATATCTTGGATTCGAAGTGCGTTGTCGGCCATGATGTTTCAATTGCGAATGCAGCAACTGGAGAAACAATTGCAAAAGTAGATTCTGTCTCAATTCATTTTCGATCATGATCTTAGTTCATTGTTGAGGAGCAAGAGGGATAAATATTCCCCTCTATGCTCCTTTTGTTTTTATTGGGGCAACTCGTCCCACGTTTGCCCATCAAGTATGCGTCCAGCCGCTTTCTTGCCGTTCCGTTCGAAGTACCAATTCTCAAAGCGCTTGACCTTCCCACCTTCTTTTGTGTTTCGATTGACCGTCATTTTGTTGATCTCATCGGGGTATGGCCACCATTCCCCCCATTGTTTGAAGAAGAACGGCACACCTGCAGCCTGACATTGATCTCGTAGAGACCTAATCCAGTCCGGATGAACCGGACGAGCTCCATGGCCGCTCTCACCGCCAGCAATGACCCAGTTGATGCCTGACCAATCCGATCCGAGCGGCTGAAGCACCTCGAACGGTTGGCCGTCTCTCGGACTAGGTACATCCCAAAAATCAACTGATCCGAGTAATGGTTCACATGACAGGAACCGAACATCCGCCGGTGTCATAAGTAGATGCGGTATTCGCTCGACAGCTGCCTTCTGGTTCTCGACACTGGTGCCAATCCAGAGATTAGGCAGCGGGAAAAATTCATCTTTGTCCAAGAAATGGTCCACATATTCGGAGAAACAAACATCCGGATTATCCATGATGACAACGCCGTCGAGTGATTCTCCCCAGCGTTCGAGCAGTACGTCCGGTCCGGCTCCGAGATATTCTTGCATGCGTTCGGGCCGTTTTGTTAATAGTTGAAATGTGTGTTCGGCTTGCCGGTCTAGGACATGATTTGCGAGAATAACGCCGAACACTTGATCAATGAAATCGTCCGGTACTTCCGGATGGAACAAGTCACTCATGCTGTTCACAAAAATTTTCTTCGCTTTTCGCCACTTCAGTGGTTCCAGCATTTTATTAGGCCGAAGCGTGATATCGAATCCATTTTCGAAATAATGCCCGGGTGTCCCGCGAAACCGTTCCGCAAAAGTAAGAGCGTAGCAATTCCGGCAGCCTTCCGACACCTTCGTACATCCGGTGACCGGGTTCCACGTAGCATCTGTCCATTCGATCTTGCTTTTATCACTCATTTCTGTACCGCCTTTCCTTAATGTAGAATCGTTATTTCAGGTTGTTCCCCTTGAGGCATAACCCATACTTCTTCATGACCAAATTCAAAAGTGATGCCAGCCTCGGCCATGGCGATTGCAGTCAGGATTACATTCCCCATTGCTTCAGCAGCTGCAGGCGGAACAGCATTTCCGATGTATTCCCTTGCCTTGGAATCACTGCATTTCTCAAGCTGGAACGGACGGCCATCTGGTAAGTGTGTCGGGAACCCCTGAAGCTGACTGAGTTCGTATGTTGTAAGCGGTCTGTGCCAGGTCCCATCTTCCGCAATAATGACCATGACGCATCGTTCATTCTCGTCCGGGATGCGCGGATCGGCTACAGCTGCTTCTCCTGCGTGAATGTCCATGCTCCCAGTAACCGTTACGGACGGCTCGTTCCAATCCTGAACACCCATTGTTCCGGATCTCGGTGAGCAATTCATTCTAGGGTCCGCGATTAACTGCGCCCCGGCTTGGATGTCCGTTACTCCCGTTACGGTCGCTGCCGTTTCATCAAACGCCTGCATTCGGTATTGATCGGTATACCGTCCTGGTCGGTCGTTAACTCTCGGATCGCTTATAGAAGCTGGAGAGTTCATAATTCGAGATGCTCCCCGTACCGTCTTGGCAGTATCATCCCAATCCTGTACGCCGTAGCTGTCGGGCATGAGGTCTGTCTTAACTCTCGGATCGGCAATCACATGTGCTCCGCTGCTCGGACTGCCACCGGTCGTAACGGTTCCCCCTACCTCATCCCATTCAGTCACCTTGTACCCGCCATTGTACATCGAACTGTTTTCGTCAAACCTCGGATCAGCTATGACGTGCGCTCCGCTCGATGGCCCTGTTCCCCCGGCCACTGTTCCACCTGTTTCATTCCAGTCGCTGACTTTAAATGCATGGTTAAATTTCGTATGAGTGCATGGATCAGCAATGGCAATTGCTCCGCTTCCGAATCGTGTGCCGGTTACACAAGGAGCAGGCTCGTCCACTCGAACAATACGGTATACTGCAGGATGCCTGCCTTCACGTTCTTTTAATCGTGGGTCAGAGACGCATGGAGCGCCATTACTTGGTCCTACTGCTCCGGTGACACACGTTGCGGTTTCTTCGAATCTTTGCATCCGGTAAATGTTCGCCATACCGTTTCCGTCAAGCCCTAACCTCGGGTCGCTGACCGCCGCACTGGCATTGCTTCCGTGTATTTTGGCATTGCCGATAACGGCTTTTCCCGGTTCATTCCAAGCCTGCACTCCCCACGCTCCGCCACCTCTTGGTTCATGAAAAAGTCGGAGGTTTTGCCAATCGGATTTATTCAAATCTCTCCAATCCCCACCTGCAGGTATGACGGCCAGACGTTCCCATGATTTTCGAGTAAGCATTGGCAGCCTGTTCATCTTCCCGCCTCTAACCGTGTCCCCCGGCATTGGTAACGGTCCGATAATTTCCCCGATCGTTCGTAATCGTTTCTTTGGCGGCAAGTACGTAAAGTTCGGAATCTTTTGTTTATTCCGGGCAAGGATGAGGAAACGGGGGCGGCTCTGCCCGAGTCCGCCAATTTCCCCAAGGTTATGATCAGCCCGCATGTTGGTTTCAAAACCAAACCGTTTAAGCAGCCTAAGAATCTTTGAGAGAAGGTCTTTCCCTCTGGTTTGGATCCTTGGCACATTTTCGAAATGAATAAATGATGGCAAGTCTTCGCCGTATCGAATGCATGCTTTTAACACCAACTCAAGCCCGCGCAGCGTGAGTCTGTTGAGCGCCTGGTATTTCATCGATTCCGCCGACTTCTTAGGCAACAGTCCGCTGAACCCCTTACATGGTGGGCTTAGAAAAATGAGGTCCGGAACTTCTTGGCCAAACGCGTTCCATATTTCCCAACCAGTTGTTTCCTTCCAATCTGCTGGCGGCTCCTGACCATGGAATGCTATGTACTGCTCCCTATCAAAAAGGTCCATGGTCACCGATAGATTATCGCCAAGCAAAAGATCATGATTGTGATTCGCTACGGGATCGTAATCGATGCTGCAAAGCATTCTGAAGTTGTACACTTTTCCGTACATTTCAGACTTTGACTGAGTAATTCCCTTGCTGTATCCACCAGCTCCGCCATAAAGAACGGCGACCGTCTTTTCAGTTTTCACTTCTGCTAATCCGTTCATAGATCAGTCTCCAATCTCCGGGAATGGCGGAAGGATAAGAACGTCATTGTCGATATCAAACCGTCTTTGGTTTGGATCTTCTTCCGGATGTTGATGTTCGATGTTTTGGTTTTCGCTCATTGGTTATCTGTCCTTTCTTCTCAGCTTGTTTGATAAGTTTGTTGAATGCTCGTTTATTTGCTGATTTCTGCTTCTTGACCTCAGCGACCGTCATCCATTGGCCGCAATACTTTGTAATGACTCGCAGCTCGATGTCGGGATACTTCGCTTTGAACAGTTTGGCCTTCATCCTAAATGCAGGAGTCTCAAACCCTTTCACATCCACGATGATCTGAGTGCCGTCTGAGAATGTGATCCGAAAATCCGCAACGTATTTGATCTTTGGATTTTCTTGCAGGATGAAAACTGGTTGGCATTCAATTTCACGAATCGCTCCATCCCGTTTCATCCAGAGCAGTTCTTGGTAATAAGATCCCTCCATACGGCTGTCGAAGATTTTCCCTTCGACAATCAAATGGAATTTATTGATGGTCTCCATATCAAAGATCGTTCCGTCTTCCGTCACAATGACTTTCCTTGCGCCGTATTTGCTCATTGAACGCCAGTCCTGTATGGAAGGATAAGCTGCAGATCATCATTTTCTTGGGAGCCTTTGAAAATGATTGGGCTTAAATCTTGGATGAAGTGGATAGAGACTTCCTCGGATTCAACGGTTTTCAGCGCTTCATGGACGTACTTGGCGTTAACCGCAAAGCGGAAGTCAGGACCTTTCTTCTCCTTGATCTCCAGCGATTCTGAAGCGTTAAAGCCGCTGCCTGTTTTGGAATCAATCTGCACTTCTTCGCCTACCGTGATCAAAATTTGATTCGTCTTTTCTTCGGCGGCGACGATCAGAACTCGCTCCAAGCTGCCGAGTAACTTTGATGTATTCACCGTTACAACGCTGTTAAAATCATTCGGGATAATCCTGTCCACATCCGGAAATGAACCTTCCAGAATCGATGAGCCGAATGTGAAATCGCTCGTTTTCACAACGAACTTATGGCCGTTGAAGGATATTTTCGCTTCCTCCTTGGCGTCAATCAGCTTCAGCAGTTCTGCCAAACTATCGCTTTTAATTACAACCGAGAATACAGAATCGTTTTCAATGTTCTCAGCGCTCCTGGCCAGACGATGCCGGTTTGTTCCCGTGAGAATTAGTTTGCCTTCTTCAAATTTGAAGTTAATTCCGGTTAGAATTGGCGTTTCTTCTTTCTTCGATGTAGCGAAGATGGTTTTGTTAATCATCGACCGCAGCGTTTCTCCGGGAACTGTAATTTCCGTTCCAGATCCATAATCAAAGGCCGGATACTCTTCTGCATCAAGTCCCGTCATTTCAAACTTTGACTTTCCGCTTCGAACGGTAACTTGCAATCCGTTGATTTCAAAGCTGATATCTTCCGGCGCTTTTGTGACGATATCGACGATCTTTTTACCAGGCAGAACAATCGCTCCGTGCTGCTCCAGTTGGAAATCATCCGGAGAGATTGTCGCCATGATCGATGTTGCGGAGTCGCCGGCCGTCAGAGATAATCCTTTTTCGTTTACTTCAAACAGAATCCCGTTCAGAATTTCAATGGTTGTTCTCCCGGGGAGAGCCTTGGAAACTTGGTTCAAAGGTTTTACAAGAACGTGCTTGTCAATTTGGAATTTCATGATTTTTCACCTCGAATGTCGATTTTTGGAACATATGTTCTGTTTCAGAATGATACGTTGTCGCCGGAACACTGTATGTCCCGTAAATTTGTTATGATTTTGTGCCTTACGCTTGGCCGATAGATTTCAATTCGTTCAGCACAATCTGCTTCAGATCGTTCTCATAACCCTTGGTTATGTTGTACTTTCGAACGAACCGTTTAACGAACTGATCGACCTCAGAAACTGCCGGCTTATAAATCCTTGCCAAATCTTTTATGCTGGCCTCTACTTCCCTGATTTTGATCGTGGAGCGCAATCTGACGCATCTCCTTCCCTTATGATCTCTTCTGCCAATTCAGCTACTTTTCGCTGAACGTATTCCACGGCGATTGAATGCTTTATGCCTTCTGCTCCCATGTCGGAAAAAATCTTTCTAGATAAGAAATCGAGTTTGGTTAGATGCTCCCGAATAATCCATTCATAGCTTTGATAGATGTCCTCCATTTCGGCATATCGATATCTGTTCATTGTCCTGTTACCTTCCTGAGAAGATCAGATATTTCAGCAGCAAACGGAGTCAGGAAAAGTTTTTTATCCTCTTCAAACTCCTTCTCCGACTTGTAACCGCCTGTATCATCCAAGATCGGAACGAATCTCCATACGCCGCCGATGTATTTCAGCGACACACCGATGCTCCGCAAAGTCCATATGCGCTTGTGAAGCTTTTCTGCAGTATCACGGTTTTCAAGCGAAGGGATCGCCCGCAGCAGTTTCACCCATAAGTTTGTATCCGGAAGATTTGGCCGAGGATCTATCAACAGGTAAGAAAGGTCATTTACCATCTTTCAACTTCCTCGCCAGTTCCCGCATCTTTTCACGTTCCTCGGGAGTTATTTCTTTTGTCGGTCCGTTGTCCTTGACAACTGGCATATCCGGCTTACCGCTTGGACGAATTTGTCTATTCTGAGCAGGCGATATACCACTCTCGTCAATCGTGAGGTAATCTCTCCATCGATCCTTATTCAAAAAGGTGGGCGGATGCATCATATAATCAGGTAACGTTCCCTTTCGCCTGCACTCTGCTGCGTAATTACTTGCCGCAGTGATGATGTCCACAGGATTCGCGGGATTCTTTTTGTCTTTCAAGATTTTGTCCCAGATTTTGATTGAGTCTTGTTTTCGTAGTTTTCTGGGATATGCAGCCCAAAACTGCTCAAAATCAGACATAGTGTTTTTAATATCTTTTTCTTTATCTATATCTAGTTCTAATTCTAGTTCTACTGCGTTACTTTCCGTTACCGCGTCCGTTACTGTAACGTTACCGCCAATGAGTTGAAGTTTCTTTCTGTTTCGGTGATCCGCAACACGAGCACGGGTTTGTTCTTTGATTCTTTCGAGCTTGTCTACCTCCTGATGCTTCTCCCATTTCGAAAGGAAAATTCCGTGTTCGTCCATCTCGATCATTTCCAATTTTCGGAATGTTTCTAAGGCAAGTTTCACTGTATTTAGCTGCTTTTTGAACTTGTGAGCAAGCATTTCATCTGTATATGGAATTTTCTCGGTAAGAAATACATAGCCACCGGCATTGCATTTTCCAGCTAAAGTAAGAAGACGAATCCAGATAACAACGATTGAATCAGCTTCCGGAAGACTTGAAATAAAGTCTATTTTTTCATCTTCAAACATGTCGGTGGTTATCTTAATCCACTTAATGTCAGACACATTTTTCACCCCGGATCATATCTATAAATCCTTCCCTGCCACTTTATTGATGTTGGAACGCCATGCTGCTTTTCCAGTACAACGGGAAGCTCGTCCGAATGTGTATGATCAACTATCCGTATCGTGCGAACTTCATAAGGTTCAAAATCAACGAGTCCCTTTTTCTTGAGGCGGTTAAGGTGTCCTGTTACCGTTGACGGTGAACTCAAACCGACAGCAGCTGCAATTTCTCTGGTTGTCGGTGAGTAACCATTCTTTTGAATATACTGGCTGATGAAGTCGATAATCGCTTGGCTGCGACTCATACTTTCACCGTTTCGAAGAATGCGTTTTTACTTTCCCCGGTAAATCGGTGAACGATCTCCAGACGATCGCTCAACACCTTTTTAACAAGATAGTCTCGATAATCATGGCCGTTGTCTTGAATGATCATGGCCTGTTTGAGTGTTGGATTAATTCCGCGAATTCGCTTCAAATTACACCACTCCTCCAACTTTGTTGATTTACAATTCTACAAATATGTGTTTGGCTTACACCAAATCTTTTTGCTAACGATTTTGTTGAAAACTCACTTTTGAAAGGGGCGTGTCCGGGTCGATATAACCTTCTTATTTCATCTATTTCTTTACTTGTTAGTTTGGAGTTCCCATTTCGTTCGAGGCTTGCAGTTCTTCCTTTGTTATGCCTATCTGCTGTATTTTCTTGATTATTCCCGAGAAATAGATGATCCGGATTCACGCACGTTCGCACATCACATTTATGGCAAACGAACAACCCTTCTGGGATAGAACCTTTAAAATGTATCCACGAAAAACGGTGAGCAGGAAATTGTTTGCCTTTCGACTTGTAGTAACCATATCCGCCGCTTGTTTTTCCCGCTTTCCACAACCAACAAGATTCAGTGAAATTAATTTTTAATCGGAATCTTTCAGGCAACGAATCCGCATTATTCATGAATCTTCTTCCTTTCCATAGTCATTCAGTATCCAAACTTTTCTCTTTTCCCTGCCGAACTCAAAGGCTTCGTCAACATTTTCCATAAATACATCTATGTGCCATTTTTTGATCTTCCCTCCGATATCTTCCGCCCGACAGTAACCATACGACTCGACGTAGAGCGATGAGCCGAGTGGAATGTAGTTGGGGTCTACCGCGCACACTCCAGGACGAGCCTGAGTACCTGTGAAAGTGATGCCATATCCTTTATCCCCCGGACGCTTCCCCGTTGACTCTGGCCCCGCTGTGTAAGCCGTAACCGTCATCTCCATTGGCTCTGTCTGGTTGACTTTCACGTATTCGGTTTTGGTAATGTATTTTGTCTGGACGACCGTCTTGATTTCAGGATCCGGCGCGGCATCGGAAGGTTGAAAGAAAATCAACCCGGCTCCGATAATAATTCCTAAAGCAAAATTGAATAGCTTCATTTCAACCCTCCAGTACCGACAACCAAATCTTCAAGATCAAACAATGTCGGCACTCCGACTTCCGCTTCGGCTGCTTTCAGATATCCAACACCATCGCGGAAATAATCGACATTCAACTCACATCCCAAACCTTTTCGGCCCATCTTCACCGCTGTTACCGGGACTGTCATAAGGCCACCAAAAGGGTCATATACAACGTCCCCAGGATTGGAATAGCGGTTGATGATCCGCTCGACGATGTCGATCTGGAGAGGGCAGACGTGCATCTGCTGCCGTTTCTGACTCTGTGATGTGTTCAGCGTTTTCATCCGGTTAACATCATCCCATACCTCATCCGTCCAACTACCCGGAGCGACAACCATAAATGAGGCCGGCAACTTTCCATCTTTATCGAGTTTTTTCGCAAGTTCGACATGCTCTTGATAGCTGTAAACTGAATTGCGCGAGAACTTACGATAAGCCGCCTGCAGCTTACTGACAGGCAGGGAAACAAGTTCTTCTTTCGTCATCAGCCGGTCACCGTTCGATCGCCAATACGCATGTGCGTCCAACTGCCATTGAGCTCGGGTATAGTCTTCCTTGTTCTTGACGACCGGGACGTCCGCATACGCCGTGCTTGTATCACTCGGCAGCTTACGGAATAGGAGAATATATTCCGGACAACCGACACCCATCTTCGATCCGTCTTTGCAAACCTCGCCCCAGCCGAGACGATAGGTCTGATTGTTCTCGCGGACGACATCGGTCACAACCGTAATCATCCCGCAGTACCGGAAGCCGTGTTTCTTGTAGTGTTTTATGCAATCGGCGTGAAACTCTTCAATCGTCGGCATGCCGTCGCCGGTCGTGTTACCGAAGAGAACTCGATCTTTGACGTGTATCGCCGCCACCCGGCCGGGCACTAGAACTCGAAGAAGTTCAGGCGTGAGGTGGTCCATCTGCTCGAAGAACCTTTCTGTATCCTCGTTGTGACCGAAGTCGTTGTAGCTCGCTGAATACTCGTAATGGTTGCCGAATGGGATGGAGGTATGAATTAATCCTACGCTTTCTGATTCCATCTCGGCCGTTTCAAGAACACAATCGTTATTGACCGCGGTGTAATATTCCGTCTCGATCTTCACACGCTCAACTCCTATGCTTCTGGCCAGTTTGTCGATAACCGATGTTCCGGAAAGACCATACTTCCGGATGATCTCGATCATCTTCTCAATCATGTGTTCGTGCTGCTTCCACTTCTGCAGGAGCGTCTGCAGTATTTCCTTCTCGCTCTCCATATAGATGATGTCGATGATGACATTCTCCGTCTGGAGAAAGCGGTAAATCCGGTGAATGGCTTGGATGAAGTCATTGAATTGATAGTCGATGCCGACAAAGATTGCCCGATGACAATGACGTTGGAAGTTGCATCCGGATCCGGACAACTCTTTTTTCGTAGCAAAGTATTTGATCTTTCCATTCGAGAAGTCGATCACGCGCTGTTCACGAATGTCGTAATCCTGGCTCCCGTAAATGTCCACGACTTCCGGCATCGCCTTTTTGATCGTGTGGCGCTCGTCCTCTAAATCGTGCCACAGGATGAAATGCGCATCTGGATCAGATTCGATGATTTCCTTCGCTTTTGCCACACGAACATCGATGCTGTCCCGTTTTTCTTTAGCGGCATCTGCCAGACCGACAGACGCTTCCCGAAGGAATAGGACTTGTCCATCGCGGTCAAATCCGGCCTTTCCGTGATCGACAGGAATTTCGTGATAGCGCACATCCAGCGGCGGCAAATCGTAGCCGGTGTCTTCATATCCAAGGTCTGACGGCTTAGTGATAAAAAGCGCCCAAGTCGATACCCACAGCCAAAACTCATCTTCCTTGTGCGGGTAAAGCGTTAGGTTGTTCG